TGTAATAGGAAGATTCTGTTTTTCCATTTCAAAATTGTTGTTTAGTTAATCATTAAATTTTACTTGGTTTATTTGCAGGTTGCAAGATGCCCTTGATTTGTAGCTGCTATTAAAACCGGAAGGCGGCGAAGCTATTAATTCAATTGCATCTAAGGTTGAATTGTTGTTCACATAAAAACCCGCTGTAACAAGGTCGCCGTCAGCGTCATCAAGCAAACCGCTTCCGCCAACTATAGAATAAGTGGAAGTGATTACACCATTGATGTTTTCAGCCCTTATTGTTAATTCGTCAACGTTTACGTCACCAACTTCCGTGTCATTACCGGTTCCAGGGTCAACAGTGACAAAAGTACAAATGGCATGGCCGCCCCAAGCCGTATTTTCCGGCATTTCAAGCACTTCACTAATGTTGTCAATATACAATTTATAATCTGAACCACCTGTACTTTCGCCCATGACAGTGACCATAATAAATTGGGCCTGCCCTACACTATCTGTTTGGAATCGCCCTGAAGAATTATTCAAAGAACCATAAAGCGAAGCTTCAGCGTATTGCCCTGAAAAAACTGTCACATACTGTCCTTTCCCTTGGACTTTGTTTTGCCGGCCTCCGGTAATTGCTGAATAACTACCAAGGTTTTCATTTTCTCGCCCGCCTGATATCACACCATAAAAGCCCGCATTTTCATTAAATGCGCCGCCGCCTATGGTACTGAAAAAACCTGAAGCTATATTGTTGTTTCCGCCGCTTACGTGCGAATCATTGCCGGTGGCTTTGTTTAAGTTGCCACCGGTCACACTTGACGTAAAACCTGAAGCAATATTGTCACGGCCTAAATTAATTGAATGAAAGCCCCTGAAAGCGTCTGTGGCTGTGGTGTCACTTCGCCGCCCGGCAAAAAAGGCCCCTTTGGACTTGTCAAACATTATGACATTTTCTTCTATAGCGTTGCTTTCAAAATCTTGGCTTCCAAATACAAAGTCAAAACTTGAATTCGTGCTTTGCCTGATAGTGTCAGCATTTTCAGAAAAAGCACTATTGCCGCCGCCTATTTGGTCAGTAATCATTCTTTCAACGGTCTGAATATCAGGTATTTGCCTGTCTTTTAAGTTAGCCACCGGCGTTGAATCAAAATAATCATCAGCATAACCAAGGCCTTCTGTTGCCACCGTGTTGAAAAAGGTAAAATTCCCGTCTTGTTCAGCGAAACCGGCAACATTTGCCCCAAAATTCATGGCAATAAAATGCTTTGTTATCTGCGCGTCATTTCTTGGCGTTCTGAAACTTAAAAGGGTGTCCGTAGAAAACCCAAAAGGAATGTCAGACGATAAAACTAACTGATTCCGGTCAAGGTCAATTTCAGTATCTTTTGTTAAAGTGCCGCCAAGTTCAACGTCACCATTGCCCGCTATCGTCAAGCCGTTGTTTGCTGTAGCCGTTGCCGTTATTTGAGTAAGGTCATACTGCGTGGCAATTTCAGTGGTGTCTACTCTTAACCTGTTACCTGAAGCACCGTTGCCATTCATCGTGTTGTCAGTGAATAAGCTTACATTTGTTGTGTTGCCTTCTGACAATGAAAACGTTAAAAAAGAACCTGTAAAGTCAGCCGTTATAAATTGCCGGTTTACATTAGAAAGGTCAACACTTCCGCCATTGGTTAAGCTTACAACGTCACCTGACAAAGAAAGGGTTTGGCTGTCTGTATTGTCAAGCAGGCTTGACAAGTTTACACTATTGCCCCCGGTGCCTGATATCGTCAAAGTAGTGCCTACAAAAGAAAGGGTTTGTTCAGACCCGCTTCCGCCTATTCCGGAAAGGTCAACGCTTCCGCCATTGGTCAGGGAAAGTATGTTCCCCACAAGGCTTAAATCTTGCGTGTCCGTGTTGTCAAGATAGCCCGAAAGGTCAACGCTGTTTCCTGATTCAATGGAAAGCGTGTTCCCCGCAAGGCTCAAGGTTTGGTCATCGGTGCCCGTACCGTCTTGCAAGCTCGAAAGGTCAACGCTTCCGCCATCAGTCAAGGAAAGCGTGGTGCCTGCGAAAGATAAGTCTTGTGTATCTGTGTTAGCGTAAACAGAAAGGTCAACGCTTCCGCCGTTAGTCAGGGAAAGCGTGTTGCCTGCGAAGCTCAAACTTTGGCTATCAAGTTGGGCGCGCGCTGTCCATTCGCCCGCGCCTAAATCGTAAATTAGTGCTTGGCCGTCAGCAGCGCCGTTTTGAATCAGGCTGATAGCATTAGGGCCCGTGCCATCGCCGCCAATAAAGCCTGATGTTTGCGCAACTTGGCTTCCCCAATTGTCACCGCCTGTAGTAGGGTTTGCCCAAGTGCCGTCACCGCGCAAGAAAAGATTTTCTTCACCCGTCAAAGGGTCAGGAACTAAGCCCCTAATCCCGTCAGCGCTTGCCGTTGCGCCGACCATTACAGGGATGACCGCGCCTTGTGCGTCTGTTATATTTAAAGCGCCTGAAGACGGCGTATAAGTCAATTCTTGCGTGGCCCCGCCGCCCGCGTCAACTGTCCTGTTGCTTTGGGCAGTCAAACCAATAGAAACAAGCAAAAAACAAAAAGCAGATATTAAACGCATTGTTCTAATTTTAAATATTGCTGAAGTACGCATCAAGCGTGGTGTTTAAGTCTGACACTTGAGAATTTGAGATATCACCACCCACAAAAACCGCTTTCATGAAAAAATCTGTACCGTTGTTTCCGCTTGGGCTTCCATTAATCCGGGTAGCACCAACTATAATGTCATCTGACAAATTAGGAAAGTTCCCGCCACCTCCAAAGTCGTGTTCAAGGCTGCCATTAATGAAGAATTCTAAGTCACCAAATTCTTGCGTAACAACCCAAGTACCTTCCCCCCTTGCTGTATTTCCCACTTCTATTGCCGATAAATTAGTATTTGCGCTCACTCGCTCTGTATTTGAGTTCCTTACCTGAATAGCGGTTCCCCGGCCAGCGCCATCAACAGCCCCGGCAAGGTTTGAAAATCCCAGAGTTGCCCGGTGATCTACATAAACGCCAAATGTCACACTGCTATTAGATACATTCGTGCCATCTGTTGTGGCCCAATTTAAGTCTACATAGTCGGCCGAGTTTGTTTCTTCGTACCCATTGGCGGAAGTATAAACAGGACTACCAACAACTGAAGCCTTTGGGCCTGTTGGGTCTATCCAGTTTATCCAGCCAAATTCTTCAGCCCCGTCATGTGCATAAATGGCAAAATAATCCAATTCAGACCAAATGCCGTCATTTTTTAAGCCAACAACAATGTCGTTCATTAATGACTGATGCCTTAAACTTGGCAGGCCATAACCTTGGGCGATTGCCTCATTTATCACAGCCCTGAAGTCAGGGTCAAGTTTTGGCTTTGAATGTATCAGCGCATAAAATTGCCCATTTAAAACAAAGGGCAAGACCAAGAAAAACGTTGACAAAAAAGCTTTCATACTTCCTTTTTTTTAATATCCGCCTGCAATTATATAGTCTGTGCCGTCATAATACATTTGCACCATTCGCCGCCCATCTGCTAAAATATCAGTGCCAACGGCTGACCCGTCTTCATATTCGACATTTGCCGGCCACGTTACCGTATCAGTGTCATCAGCACCTGTGAAGCGAATAATGTAAGCCCCGCCCCCGCTTAATGCACCTGTCATCGTAATTGTTTTTGAGGAAGCGCCTGTCATGCTAATAGGCACAAAGCCATTGTATTTGCCATTCCAATCTATTGCCCCGGAAGTTTGGCTTCCTTTGTTGTTCGGCATTAATTCAGAGAGCTTTTCACCAATACCGTAAAGGTGCGCAGTCAAGTGGTCAGGGTGCGAGACTTCAGAAGGCGCGGAAGAAGGCGTATAACTGCCTATTGGGTTCCAGTCAATATCAATTTGGTCGCCGTCTATTTCATCAGCCCCGGCGCGCAAATGTGTTGCCGCGTGGCTGATATCAACAGTATTGCCGCCGGTGCCGGATATCGTCAAACTTGTGCTTGTAAAGCTTAATGTTTGGTCAGGGTCGCCACCACCCGTGCCAGTATAATTTAACCTTACTTCATTCAGCACGTCATTGTAAACCGCTTCAATATCAGTGCCGCCAACTATCGTTGCGCTCATTTTATCTTCAATCAATTCGCCAATGTCAATTGTGTTGCCATCGCTTATTGAAACCGTCCAAGCGGCATTGTCAAAGCTTAATGTTTGGTCATCTGTATTGATGTCAGAAATATTAATTGTGTTGCCCCCGGAAATGCTTAATTCGCCCGCGCCTACATTAAAAGACAAGGTTTGGCTGTCCGTGTTGTCAAGATATCCGGAAAGGTCAACGCTTCCGCCGTTGACAAGCTGAAGGCTGTTTCCAACAAGGCTTAAATCTTGCGTATCGTCAGCATCAACAGTTAAAGTGTTTGCGCTGTCATCGTAAGTCAACGTTATATTTGAACCGGCAACAAGCAAAGTGTTTACCTGTTCATCAATTAGTTCGGAAAGGTCAACAGTATTCCCGCTGCTAATGGACAATTCTCCGGTAGCTTCTGTTATAGACAGGCTTTGCGCTGTTCCCGCCCCGGCTATATCAGAAACAGTTGCCCGGTAAGCAAGCCCGGTGCTTTGATCTTCCACAAGCATAAAGTCAGCGCCATCAACAGAAGGCGAAGTCAGCCCGGCAAGGTCAAGACCTATTTGAAGGCTATCAGAAAAAACATCAACAGAAATGCCATTAACGCCGCCAACACCAAGCGTGTCTGAAGCAGGGACAAATTCAGCAATAGTGCCGTTGGAAAACCAAAGGCCGCCGCTTGCCCCGCTGTCATCTGAAGGGTCATAAGGCCGAACATCCTTCAAAAGAAGCCTGTTAGCGTCCAATACTGTCCAAACAAAGTCGTTTATCTGCCCGGCCGGCGCTATAGTGTCATAGCTGTGCGCTGTACCCGTGGTAAAATAGTCGCGCCCAATTAAATACCCGTGCCCGGACTTATTAAACACACCGCCGGTGGCAACAACTAGGCTGTCAACACTTAGCACTTCAACAATAAAACCGCTGTGCGTTTTTTCATCTGAACTGTTGACTGCTGCACCTATATTGCCAACGCTGCCTGATGACCTGTCAACAAAAAACGGTATTGGTGTTTGGCTTGCCGTAAAGCCGTGCCCGGTGACTTCTATCGTGTCCCTAAGTAAGTTCAAATCAACAGATACGGCCGCCGCGCCTTCATTGTCATCTTGCCAAGAAAGACCGCCTGAATCAAGCTTTAGCACCTTCCCATCAGAAGCCGTTCCAGCGATGCTGTGCCGCGTCAATTCTTCCGCGTTGCTCATGCCAATAAAATAGTCTGGAATGCCATCTGAAAAGCCTGAATAAGAAGGCAATTCAATGCGTTCATTGGCTTTTAAGCTCATTATTCTTGATAGGGTAGTGCTTCCTGAAGGCACTGCGTAAAAGCTTAAATCAGTGGCATTGTTTAAAGATGTCCAACCGGCGGAAGCGTAAGCTTTTATCATTGCTGACCGCCTGACCGCTCCAAGGCCCGGCGCTTCACCTGAAAACAAAATACTGCCTAAAACATCATTTGCGCCAATTGCCGCGTCATCTGTTGACAAAATAAAGCTGTTGTTTGTGCCAGCCTTTGGGCCCGAACCGTCCGAACCGCCCGCGCCTTCCCACATTAAACCTTTGTCAACACTTCTTCCGGTGCCGTCTTGCCAGTCAAATGTATTGGCGTTTCCGTAAACATTAAACTGAAAGTTAGTGTCAACGCGCAAACCATACCCGCTTGAAGACGTGCCAATGCTTGTTTGGCCTATTCTGAAAGCATGGCTTGAATGATTTTCAGTGCCAGTAAACCGCCAATCATCGTCACCAACTATTCCGGAAAGGTCAACGCTTCCGCCATTGGTCAGGGAAAGGGTAGTGCCCGCTAAAGATAAATCTTGCGTGTCCGTGTTGTCAAGCAAGTCTGAAAGGTCAACACTGTTTCCATTGCTAATAGACAATGAACCACCGCCGCCGTAACTTAATGCTTGATTATCCGTCCCTGTGCCGTCCTGAAGGCTCGAAAGGTTGACTGAATAAGGCGTTTCGTTGTCATTTTCTAAGGTAAGGGTCAAAATTGTTCCGGATAGACTGAAAGTGTCAACGGTTTGCCTATCTGTGTTATCAAGATACCCGGAAAGGTCAACGCTGCCGCCATTAGTCAAGGAAAGGGTAGTGCCCGCCAAAGATAAGTCTTGTGTGTCTGTGTTGTCAAGGTAAGCTGCAAGGCTCACACTGTTTCCTGATTCAATAGAAAGCGTATTGCTTGCAAGGGTTAAGTTTTGGTCATCAGTGCCGGTGCCGTCCTGAAGGCTCGAAAGGTCAACAACGTGTGGCGCTTGGCCATCGCCTTCAATCTCAAGGGTCAAGTCAGTACCTGACAGGCTAAATGTGTTTACTTTCTGATCGTCTGTGCCGGTGCCGTCCTGAAGGCTCGAAAGATTGACTGTATGCGGGCTTGAAGCGTCACCTTCAAGGTCTATTTCTAAAGTAGTGCCAGACAAACTAAATAGCTGAATTTGTTGGTCATCTGTGCCGGTGCCGTCCTGCAAAATGGAAAGGTCAACGCTTCCGCCATTTGTCAGGGAAAGCGTGGTGCCTGCGAAGCTCAAACTTTGGCTGTCAAGTTGGGCGCGCGCTGTCCATTCGCCCGCGCCTGAATCGTAAATTAAACCTTGTCCATTTGACGCGCCGTTTTGAATCAGGCTGATAGCGTTAGGGCCCGTGCCATCGCCGCCAATAAAGCCTGATGTTTGCGCAACTTGGCTTCCCCAATTATCGCCGCCAGTGGTAGGATTGCCCCAAGTGCCATCGCCGCGCAAGAAAAGATTTTCTTCACCTGCCGTAGGTTTAGGAACAAAGCCTTGTTCACCGTCCGCTGATGACGTTGCGCCGGCCATCGCTGGAATGTTTACTGTATTGCCTGAAGATATAGACAAATCGCCGGAAGCAATAGCAAAAGAAAGGGTTTGGCTATCAGTTCCGGTGCCGTCTTGTAAGCTGGACAAATCAACAATATGCGGTGCTTGACCATCGCTTTCAATTTCAAGCGTCAAATCAGTGCCTGACAGGCTAAATGTGTTTACTTGCTGATCGTCTGTACCGGTTCCGTCTTGCAGGCTCGAAAGGTCAACGCTTCCGCCGTCAGTCAAAGAAAGGGTAGTGCCTGCAAAAGATAAATCTTGCGTGTCTGTATTATCAAGGTAGGCCGCAAGGCTTACACTATTGCCCGATTCAATAGAAAGCGTATTGCCTGCAAGGGTTAAATTTTGGTCGTCTGTTCCGGTGCCGTCCTGTAATCCCGAAAGGTCAACTGTGTAAGGGCTTTCGTTGTCCCGCTCCAATGCAAAGGTCAGGACTGTTCCGGACAAACTGAATGTATCAACTGTTTGGTTGTCTTGACTACTAATGCCGGAAAGGTCAACGCTGTTCCCGTCTTCAATAGAAAGAGTATTGCCAGCTAAAGAAAGCGTTTGGTCATCAGTCCCGGTGCCGTCTTGCAAGCTGGAAAGGTCAACGCTTCCCCCATCGGTCAGGGAAAGGGTAGTGCCCGCAAAAGATAAATCTTGCGTGTCTGTATTATCAAGGTAAGCCGACAAGTCAACCGAAAGCGGCGCTTGCCCATCATTTGACAAACTAATTGTCAAAATGTCTGAAGCAATTTGAAATTCATCAACAATTTGCCATTCAGTTATTGCCGTGTCGCCGTTAATTGTCAAAAAGCCTTGCCAATAAACCAAGCTGTCATTCCACCGGCCATCATTTTCAGCGTCTGCAACAATAACTTGCCCCGGCGCGGCGCTACCTTCAATTCTGTACGGTTTCACCCTTGTCACCGGGTCTGTTTGTGCTAAAGAAGAAAACCCACAAAGCACAAGCGCAAATAACGCTGCTATTTTAACTTTTTCCATGTCAGCCTTTGTATTGATGTCTTAATTGCATAAAAAGGGCGCACAAGCCGCGAAATGAAGCCTGTGGGCATTTGCGAAACGAAGCCCGGTGTTCGTTCTTGCCCTTTCTTTTGGACAAAAACGGCCATTTCCCCTTTCTTGTATTCAGCAAACAAATAAACCGTGTCGCCTTTTTGGCAAACAGCGGCCAAGCCTTTTATTCGCCTTAGCCCAATTTTCCATTCAGGGTAAATGAAATAGTCGCCTTCTGTCTTCCGTTCTGCAAAAAATCTGACTGAAGGATTGTTCTTTGAACAAAAACCTGACTTAAACCCGCAAATAAGCGCTGTTTCGCCAACGCCAAGACGTTGAAAACCAAGGTTTTTTACTTCAATAAAAATTGCCGTTCCCGGTAAAAATCTCATAGCTACCTGAATAAGCCCAAAAAGCCTACATCTGAAGTGTTCATAATGAACCAAACTTCAGCGTCTTCATCTTCAAGGGTGTATTTTAAATTGATTGAATTGCCTGTTATTTCATAATCGCCATTGGGCCCTTCTGAAAGCTTCTGCCCTTCAATGAAGACTTTTAAAGCTTGGTTTAGGACGGGCAAAACACCACCATTGACCGAAACGGAAAAGCTGCTTGAATTCAGCCCGGTGAAGTATTCCCGGTAAACTTCAACAGGCCCCGTTTCATCAATGAACCAAACTTCAACGTCTTCATCTTCAAGGGTATAATTGAATTCTATCAAAGGCCCGTTTACTGTGTAGTCGCCAACGCCCGCCGCGCCTTCCTTTTGCTTGATGCCTTCCACGTTCACAAAGATTTGCCGCGTGGCTGTAGGCAATGAACCGCCGTTTACAGTTACTGCAAGCTGATCTGTATTTAAGCTTGTCCAATATTCCCGGTAAACAGTGACACCGCCAACACTCAAGCTGTCCCGGTATTGACTAAGGTCTTGACAAAATAGGGTAGTGTCGCAATCAAGCGCAATGCAAATGCTGTCATTAGCAATATACATTGTATCTATTCGCGTGCATCCCGTGCCCGGCACTTCCGGTGCTGTAGGGCACCCATTTAAGCTATCAAGTACAACTTTCATTGCCGTGTTTTCAAAAACAGTGAAGCTTTTGTCCACCAAAAAAACACTGTCCCGGTCGTAAGTTATTTCAATGAACCGGTCATTTATGCCGCGCGCGGTGTAAGGGTGCCTTATGTATTCAAAGCGCTGTGAAGGGCTTTCAATAGTTACGCCATAGTGGTAATAAGTTTCACCTACTTGGCACCAATCACAGTAAGGGTCATTTATTAGCGTGTCCCCTTCTGCGCACCTTAAATTGAACTTTCGCTGGTTTTGCGAAAAGCCAATAAAGCACAACAGCAAAAAAGAAACAGTCAAAAAAATACGCATACGGTCAAAATAATAGCCCCCGCCCTGAAAACAAGGCAGGGGCCCGGGTTTGGCGAACTCGGTGAAAATTTACACTACTTCAACAGTAGTTTCTTCTGCCTTCAGGACTGTGCCGTTAAGGCTAACGTCACCGGACGGCTTTTCAATCCAGAAGGTAATGTCATAGGCGCTTTCAGCGTTATCAACAGCAACTGACGCGCCGCTGCCTGATGTTTCCCGGTAAACAAGGGCGCTGCCAACAGGTGACAAGCCAACTGCCGTAAGCGCTGCCACAAGGTCAGTTTCAATGCTTGCCGCCGTGGTCGCATCTGTGCCAGCCGTCCCGCTGTGCGCATACGGGCTATTTGCCAGCGCTTGAGTGGTGCCGCCATAGGAAACAGAAATAGCACCAACAACGTCCTGAACTGTGTACTTGCTGACTGTCTTTTCAGAAGTCAACCGGGTAGCGCTGAACGTGCCGCCTGATTTGTCAATGACGCTAATTGTGCGCCGGCCGTCATGGACAACGGAAAGTTCTGAATCAACATAGCGGGCTTTTACCCAAATGTTGTATTCGCTTGAAGGGCCCGCGTTTTCCAACTTGTCAGCAATGGCCGCTTCAACCGCGTCAACGTCAGTATGGTCAACAGCACTGTCAAAAGCGTATTCAACGCCATCAATGGTAATTGCCGTAAGGTCACCGTCAATGCCGGTAATTACGTCACGTCCTACGGCACCGTAATCGTCACACGTACCAATTGCGGCAAGCTGTGTTTTTGGGTTGCGGTTTGGGTTTGCATGAAGCCGGCCGCGCTCGTTTGGTGAAATGGTTTCAAAGTTCATTCCTAAAGTTTTTGAATTACAAATTTGCCCACTTGTTACCATCAGGGTGCGGGCATTTTACAGTCTGGCCAAAGGCTTTTACCATTCGGGCCTTTGTCTCAAATGGACAACCGCAACTTTCACAGCCTTCAAGTTTTAGCTGTTCGGTTGGGAAAGGTGCCACCTGTCCGTAATACGGGCAAGGCTTGTTTTCGCCAAGCAAATTTTTGCAAACGTTAACCCGTTTTTCTTGCGTGCCTTCCGGTGCCATTTCGCCGGAAGCAAAAATCATTTTTTTGGTCTTTTCCCATAAAGCCTTTTCAAGCTTTAAGCCACCCTTTTTAAGTTCATCAATAAACGCCATAATGCCCCGAATTATACATTTTTCTTTTGCAGGCCCGGCACAAGGTATTTGTTTGCCCTATGTAGTCAAAGCCGCCATAAAAAATTCGCTCCAAATTTGTTGCTTCACCGCTTGCGCACGCTGAATTACAAGTGCATTGTTCATAGTTGTCCACACAAGGCACGCTGTAAGGCAAACCGGCGGTTTTGTAGTTGGCAACAAATACGTCTATCCACCTGCCCGCTGTATTGATAATGTAATCTTCAGCGTCCCTGATGTCATACTGAACCGCGCGCTGTTCACCTGATGAAAAGTTATTCACAAGGCCCGCGTTCCGGGTCTTTGTTTTGATTAATGGCAATGAATCTGCCAGCACTGCATAAGCAAAAACTTCACCAAGACCCTTTTCATTCCACAGTTCATTCAATGCCGCGTCATTGAACTTTTCAGCATCTTTCCAAGCAAAGTCATGGCTTGGTTCAAGCGTGGTGCTTTTTGTGGCTTCCCTGTAAACGCCATTGTAAAAAACCGTTTCGCCTATTGTGTAAGTTGTGCCGCTTGAGTATTGCAAAGCGCCGGAAAAGTCCGTCAGTGCCGCCACAAGCGCCCCATAAAGGTCAGGGCCAATGCAAGTGGTTTTCAGTTGAGCTTCCACAAGCTTTATATTGCGAATGCTCAACCGGTCAAAAAAACCTGTCTCAAGCTCCGTAAGCCGCACCACTTCTTCTTTGTTAATTATCGTCATCGCCGCCGGTTTCAGGTTCTTCAATCGGTTCATCTATTGGCGTGCCCTGCTGGGTTCCGCCTGACAAGCTTCCAACCAAGCTTGTAATTTTGTCTTCAAACATCAGGCTAAAGCCGCCAAGTTCTTCAATGCCGGTAAACTGCCCAATAAGTTCAAAAAGCTTGTTCACGTATTGCTGTGACCATCTTGACTGTGTGGGCTTGACAATTGCCGTGTTCACTATTTTGAATTGGTCAATCAAAACGTTCCCGCCTATGCTTCCCGGTGTGGCCCGGTGCCCGTTGATTAGTTCAGACCAACGGTGCCCTTGGTGGTAGATGACAGATGACGCGTGCGGCATTACTGAAGTAAAATACCTCCAATCCCGGTCAATTTCCATGCTGTACATCTTTGGCGGTTCATCCGGGTAAGTAATTACACCAATGCCGTCAACTTCTTCTGTGCTGCCTTTATTTGTCCCTTTCCGCCTTAAAGCCGCCGCCATTGATTCAAAATGCAAGTCAGCCGCGCTTGTGCCTTTCATGCCCGGAAGGCTTGAACCGGTATTTTTCCGCTTAAAAGCAAAAATAGCCTTGTTTGCAACTTCACTTGCTGACACTTTCATATTGTGAAGCAAGTATTGGTATTCAGTAAGCATTGAAACAATTGCAGCAAGGCTGTCAGGCCTGCCGTACCACTTGCCGTGGTCGCGCTGATGCTTGTAATGAATAATCGTTTCAACGCCATTTTCAATTTCCCGGAAGAACGGGTAAAAATTGACAAATTCCGGCATTTCCCGAAAATAGCCTTCAAAGAACGTTTCACTATAAATGCCCGTTAACGGTTCACCCTTTTCAGTGTACAAATACATAATGTCCATAGGGTCAACCGCTTCAATCCGGACAATTTTTTCACCCGAAATTTCTAACTGCTGATAGCGCAAAAAAGCGTTTCCGGTCTTTTTCCAGTCCCGGTATAAATGCCCGGCCACGTCTACTATTTTCATAAACGTCAAACCCACGTCAGCCAGCGCTTCAGAAACAGCAACAACTTCAGCTTCAGGAATTTCTTCTTCATCTGCCTGCTGTGCCGTTACAAAGCCCGCTGGTTTCTTTATCAGCGTTGGCGTGCCTTCAAAACAATAGAACCCTAAGTCATCAATACAAGCTTCATGGCTTGGGCTTAGCTCATACAAGTCATTCAATAGCCGCAAATAACTATGCGAAGTGTACCTTGAAGACCCGGCAAATGGCACAAGCCTGTAATTCTGGAAGAATTCAGATAAACGGTGTTCATCCTTTAAGGCTTTTGGCAAAGGGTTCTTCAGCCTGTACATTAACTTTCTTTTTTATCGCCTTCTTTCTTCTTTGAAGCAACTTTTACTTCTTCCCTGACCACATATTTTGCATACCCTAATTCATAGGCTTGCCGGTATTGTTCAGGCGTTGCTTCAGGCGTTGTTGTATGCCCTTTGAACTCACCACCAAGCCCCACCAATACGCGTGAACCGCCTTTTGCAGGCAGTCCAACGCGAACAGGTGAAATTTGGGCAAACTCTGAAGGGCCATATTTAAAATCAGCCATTCTTGGTTTTTTGAAATTATGCCCGCATTGTGGCAATATCCACGTCAGAGTAAGGCAAAGGCTTACTGTGCCGGGCAGTCAGGTCAAATTCGTCACGGGCAAGGTCGTCTTCCGTTCCGAAAGCGCCGGTGGTGTCAAGGTGCCGCGTAATACGCAAGCGCCGAACAGGGTCAACCCAAGCGCCATTGATAAATTCCTTGCCAATGATACGCGCCTTGCTGTTGTTGTCATGAACTTGCGCAATGATACCACAACAGGGAATTGCTTGCCCCATTGCAATGGTACGCGCCTTTTCATGGCCTTTCAGCAGCAGGTTCAAAAGGCTGACTTCATAGTAATTCGTACCGGAAGTGTAAAGGCTGTCAAGCCGCCCGTTTTCACGTTCAAACGTGATTTCATTCCAAGAACCCGTGGTCAGTACCCATGACTGAACGCTGAAAGTCCCGTCTGTGTAATTGGTAGCCGTGGCCATCGCTTCCCAATCAATATTGCTTGAATCAGTCCAGAAAACGGTCAAAAGCCCGCCTTGGTCTTGGCAATTATCAACGGTGGTAATGGCCGGCAACTGGCAACTAAAATCTGGCATTGCTATCAGTTTTTAAGTTAAAGAAAAGGCACCTTAAAGGGCTAAATGAAACCCTTTAAGGTTTGGCCATTTATGCGGGCACCGTATGATTGATGCACCCGGCAAAGTAGTTTTTATCTGCAATTGCAGTCTTTGCCAGTACGTGTGAAAGCACGGTATAAGAACCATAGCTGTCACTGTGCATGTCATTGTCCCGGCCAATCATTACGCCAATGTCCCGGCCTTCAATATCGTTTGGCAAGCCCGTAAAGCTTGAACCAACTTGCATATTGCCGGAAGCGACAATTCCAAGGAAGTTAAGGTTGCCTTCAACGTATTGGTCAAAGCCGGTAATTTCAGACAGCGGCACAATAGGCACCCGCCCGTCAAGATACATGACTTCCGTAGGCGTTGGGCTATTTTCAGCGCCAAACGTCCGCTTGCTCAGGCGTACCCGGTTCAGCGCTACTTGTGCGCCTTCTTCATTGTACCGGCGCAAGAAAGCGCTGTACCACCCATCAGAACAAACAATGATAGGAAGGAAGTTGAACCGGTTACCGGTCACTGTCCCGCCGCGCTTGTACAATTGGCGCAAAGGCTTTGGCGCTTTGGCCGCAATAGCTTCAACCGCGTCAACAGGGTTTCCGGTAAACTCGCCCATTTCATCAAAATCCGTGTCAGCAGCAACGTCCAAGTCCATCCAAGGCGCATCAATTTGCGCTTGGTCGTAAGCGATTTTCAGAACGCCTTTAAGCGTTGGGTGTACTCGCTTGAAAAGGTCTTCAATGTTTGCAGTATTGTCCATGCTGAAATTGACCGAATCAACGTCAAACATCTGCCCGGAAACGGCGCTGATACGGAAGCCAAGCTGTGCGTTGGCCATCAGTTCTTCAATAAGCATGTTGAACATGCGCACGCCTTCAGGTGAAAGGCTGATATCGCCGTTTGCATCGTAGTTGATGAAATGTTCAAAACAGGAATCCATCAAGCTATCATGGCAGAAGCGTTCCTTCATGTAGATAGGGTCAGGTGTCAGTTCCCGTCGGTCAAGAGTGATTGAACCGGTGGTATTGTAGGAACAGGCCTGATAAGGCTGCCACACAAGCGGCGTGCCTTTCGGGTAATGCACGACAAATTGGTTGCGCCGGTTCATCTGCATGTAGCTGAACAGGTTGAAGGTGTTCTGATAGAAACCAAACGTGTCCTGATAGCGCGCCCGGGCCAATTGGTTCAACGTCTTATCTGTGAAGAAGAAAGCGTTGTCATTGCCCGGCGTTGGCTGTGGCTTAATCAGTAATTTTTGCATAATTTCTGAATAGTTGTTAAGGAAATACAAGTGTCGCCAAACACACGGTTACTGAAGGCCAACTTTAGCCAAATTCAGCTTCATTCGTCACTTCACGGAAGGTTTTTTCCGCCATCGCTTCAGCGGCGGCCGGCGCTGTGTTTTTCCCGCCTTCAGACTTGCCAACGACCATCTGCTTTAAAGCAGCATTGGCCTTTTTTTGGTCTTCAATAGTCTTCGCCATTGAAGCCATTGTGGCTTGTGCGGCCTTGAAGGTTTCGGTTACTGTTTCAAGCGCGCTTTTCATGTCTGAAACACTTGCTTCCAGCTTTTCAATTTTCGCGCTTACTTCAGGCGCTTCAGCGTTAGGCTTTTCGCCTTCTGCTTTACTTTCGGGCTTGCCTTCGGGCTTGCCTGAATCTTGCCCGCCGGTATTTTCCGGGGCTTGCCCTTCAGCATCAGGCTTTGCGCCTTCTGTGCCTCCTGTGCCTTCTTCTTCCATTGAGTTCACAAGCTTAGTGAATCCATCTGCAAGGGCTTTGAACTGGTCTTTAAATCCCATCTGATAATAATTTTTGCTTAAAAGAGTATCAGGGACGTTAGAATAAAGCCCCTTTAGTTCATCCATATTCACATGAGCCGAAAGCTTAACGCCATCGGTCAATTTATCCACAAAACCATACTTCAAAGCGGCTTCAGCGTTGAACCACTTTTCCTTCCGCATCCATTCTTGGATTGTTTCAAGGCTGATATCTTGCCCCGCGCTTTGTGTGCGCTTTCGGTAAATATTAGCCATATCCAATTCCATTTGGCGCAAAAGGTCAGCAAAGCTTGCCATCTTTTCCGATTCACTGTAATTCCCGCCTTTCGGGTTGTGAATCATGTAATAGCCATTTTCAGGCATTTCCACCATCCCGGAAGAACCTGAAGCGCTTAAAATTGTGCCCATACTTGCGGCGATGCCAAGAATCTTGGTATTGATTTTCTCAGAACGCCCGCGCAAAAGGTTGTAAGCTGCAAGGCCACTAAAAACGTCACCGCCATAGCTGTTAATTGGCACTTCAATTCTGTTTCCTGAAAAGCCTGAAAGCTGTTCTTCAAGGTCTGCATCATTAAAGCCCCAACCAATATTTCTAACTGTGCGAATCCTTAGCGTGCCTTTAGGCATTTGAATTGGTTTTGTTTCGCTCAAAAATAAAAACCAAGGCCCGGCAAAGAAAGGCTTTACGCCTGTTCTGCATTGTTTGCCAATGCAAAAAGGCCTGACGCGTTAGCGCCAAGCCTTCAGAGTGTAAACAAATAATAACCAAAACTTAAACATCATTCTTCTTCTTCCAAAAGGCTATGCGTTGAAAAATGATATTCAACAAACCCTTTAGAAACGCCAAATGTAATGGCAATTTGCCCGTTGGTTTGCCCACGTTGGCGCGCTATATCCACAAGCGGCCTTATCAGGGTTTTATAGTCTTGGTAGGCAAAGAACAAAAGAAGGCCTTCAGGAATGTCTTCCAAACAAGAAACATCTTGCTTGAACACTTCCTGAACCACCTTTACAATCATTGCTTCCCGCTTTGGGTGCCGTTCAAAATTATCTGAAGCCATGCCAACGCTTTACTTTTATTACAAGCTGTACAATTTTCGATAAGCCCGTGTTTTTGCAAAACGTCCATAACACCTTTAAGCCCGTGCTGATGCCCTTCAGCGCGTACTTGTTCGCCAAGTTCCCTTAATCCCTGTTCATCAAAATCCTTCAAAAGGCCGTGCATCCGGTTTTATTGTAATCTGTGCGGCCATATCGTTTGCCGGTTCATAGTTTTCTTTGGACTGCAAAGAACCGGCAAGAACTGTTTGCCTGTATGCCACAAAAACAAGCTGCCTAAAGCTAATTGAATCAAAAACTTCAAAAGGCAAAACCGCTGTATAAATGTAGTTTTTTGAATAGTTCAATTGCCAAACTTTGAACTTCCAGAACATTTTGAAAAGGTCAAGTTCATTTTCTTCAGTCGCTTGGTAAACAACGCTTTTATCAGAAACAACAGTTGCCCCGCCGTCAAGGTAAGGCCGCCTTGGTTCCTGCCCAAAATAAAGTATTTTTTTCAATTCATAGGTTTCAAAAACCCAAGCTGAACTTTCTTCAACTGTAGTTGCGCCAATTTTCATGTCAACATTGCCAACACAATAAAGCACGCGTGGCCCAATTTTCAGGCCCGGCGCTTCAGGCTTTGTTTCTTCCCACATTGCCGGAATTGACCGGCGGTAAAAGTCTATATTTGCAGTAGGTTCAAAGTGTGGGTTTTCATAGCGTTCAATACGGTCTTCACCTTCACCAAGGTCAACCAATCGCGAATAAAGCGGCGCTTCATCTTCCAGTTCTTCAGCATTTATGAAACCACAGTCTGAATCAGCAAAAGAAAGCCGCACAAAGCGCGCTGTTTCTTCATCTTCAATCTGTATTTCTTCGCTGCCGTCAACTATGTATTCAGACAAATCTTTAAAATTGTCTCTGCTTAGGAAAAACCCTTCAATTTCATCTTCAAAAACCCTTGTGCGCTCCGGCGGAAAAATCGTAATTGTCCGCGCTTCCCGGTCTTCTTCAATCTTGCCAAAGAACAAATGCGCACAACCTTTCAGGAATTCAAAGAAAGTGCGTTCAGGGTGAAGCAATTGCCCCGTTGGAACCGTGTCGCCCGGATAGATTTGGTCTGATTCAGGGGAAAGTTGCCATTCAGCACCGGCAAGAATGTCAAGCGTAATATTTAGCCCGGTTATTGACCCATGAACGGCCTCAATGGCCAAATATACCCTTTGCCCAAATTCAACATTGAAATTGAAGACAACTTCAACGTCAGCAAAATTTGCGCCTTGTGGAATTTCAATATTTGGTTCAATGTCCAGCCTTTCTTGGTCAGGGTAAGAATACAGTGCTACATCAAAAAAAGTATCATAAGCGCCAAAAAGGCTACTGCTGACCCGGAAAGTTAGCACGCTCCTGAAGTCTGAATTGCCGGGCCGTGTGTATTGCCACATTGTAGCTTCATAAGAACCAACTTGCGGCACCGTTTCAACGTCCTGTTGTGAAAAGCCGTCTGAAGGGTCATTTATCCTGTCAGGGAAATTTAGCGGCACATGCGGGCCAAAGATAAACTGCCCGCCCGCCGCTTGCGAAGAAAGATTTCTTGTGTAGCCTTGGAATTCAACGCCCCGGTCTTCATAGTCCAATTTTTCAGCCAGTTCATAAACCCAAAGACGATTGAACCATTCAGCCCCGGTCAGCGGGCTTTGGAATTTATAGCCAATGGCTTTGAAGCCCTGCTTTAAAAGCCCGTGCATTGATATCAACGGGCGCAAATCTTCAATCATTATGCCGTAAAAGTCATCTTGGGGCCTCATGAAACGCCCGTAATTGATGACAGGCCAAACACTATTGTTTTCGTTCGCGTCAATATAAAGCCCGTCTTCATTCCAGTTGTTCAAGATGCTGTTCACCGTCACCTGAAAGCTTCCAAGGTCGATTTGATTCAAGTATAAATTCTTTGCCTTAGAAACCCAATATTCATTGCCGGGCAGCAATTCTATTTCTATCGAACCAAGCCCTTCTGTTTCATCTGAAGCGGACTTGAAAAAACAAAGGTTTTGCGGCAAAACTTTCATGCCGCCGGTAATGCAAACAACCTCCAAAGGGTCAAAAACCGCGCTTGCTTGATTTGGGCTTAAATACTTGTTAAATACAAAAAGGTTTTTTGGTGTTTTTGGCAAGCCAATTGAAAGCAGCCCATCGCCTTTTAAGTCATTGGCTTGCGTAAGTTGCGCCGCGTTTTCTGTTATTGAAAAAGAAAACCCTTCAGCCGTGTCCAAAAAAAGCTGCCCATTCTCAAGAAAATTTGAAGGCGCATTTGAAGGCACTGTAAGCAATTGGATATAATCTTTCATTAAGCGCTGATTAAGTCTTTGAATATTGTCAATTGCACTTCAAGTTCAAAATCTTCGCCATCTGTATAACTTGAAATATTAGAGCTTTCTAATATAGCCGGTATGGCTTCAATATTGCCGTTGGGCAATTCATACTTAACAAAGTGGCGCTTACTTGCCGCTAACGAACGAATAAGGCCCCGCATTTCCCGCGCTGTGCGCGCATCAAACGCCCGCCTGAAGGTCAACACTTCCGGGCCGCGCAAAGATGCCACAGAACGCCCGCCGCTGCCTTCAGCGATATTATCAGAAAGGCTTGCACTGTGCTGGTATTTTGAAACAGCAATTGAAGCCTGCCTTTGAACGGCAAAGTCAACGCTGTCAAAACCAATTGAAGTAAACCCGCCAATAGGTTCTTGAAACAGTATTTCAGCCGGTTGTTCATTGCATTCTGACCGGTCAAAATCAACCCTAAATTCAGTCCTTGACCAATTCACAAGGTTTGTCAAAGACACAATGGCATAAGCCCAATCTTCCTTGGGGCCCGCTGCTGACGCTGCTTGCGTTATCATGTTGGCCCCGCCTATAGGCACATACCCAATTTGGCCCTGAAACATCGCTTGGCCATGCGTGCCCAAAAGCCCGCCCGCCGCGTCATAAATACTTACTGTCACAATACACACTTGGCCTGTAGAAACCAAAACATAAAGCCAGTCATGTTGATTCAGGCCTATGCTTTTTTGCGCCGGCCGGCGGCTTAAAACTACATGGTCATTTGAAGGGTTAATTGTATCGTCAAAAAACTGCCTTGAACCGTCAATGACTTTTACCGTGCTTGACTGTGAAGTACTTACTGTTGTCCGGGCTTGGGTTTCAACGTTGAACTGATATTCGCCGTACTCAAGCCTAATATCAACCGTTGACGAATTTATTGTCTGATAGCTTGCCCCGGAAAGCCCCGGAAAAGGAATAGAAAGATAGGGCTTCAATATATCTGAAAAATCCAAAGGTATATTTATGCCCGCCGCCGTGATAACATTGCGCGCCGCCTGCAAGAAACCAGTTCCCACTATTTCAAGCCGGTAAAACATATACCGTTCGTTAGGGTATGTTCCGGAATTGGCAAGCCGCAAAACCCATTCAACCTTTGGCAAACGGGTAACAACACTATCAGGCGAAGAAACAAGTGTAACAGCCATCTTTATAAATTTGTCCTTTTATTCAACAGGTCTTGCCGCGCTTTAGATTTTGCACTATCGCTGATGCCTTCACGGCTGCCGTCTTTGGCTCCGCCCCGGCTGCCGTCATATACGGCCATCCTTAGCCCTTCAAGCGCTTCAGGTTCTAAAGATACAACAAAAGAAGAACCTTGTGCATTTTGCCCGCCTGAAGCAAGGTTCAGTTGTGTGGCGGAAGGTATTACGCCGCCCGTCTGGAATTTATAGCGAAGCCGGGCTTTGGGGATGCCCGAAAAGGGCACACCGTTATTGTCCATTGCATTAATTGCGCTTGCAATCTCAGCCGGCCGCCCGGTGACAGTGACAACTTTTGAAGACCGCATTGAACGTTTATTTATTACGCCTTCTTCGCCTTCAAGCTCAACACGTTGGCCTGTTGAGCGGACAACAGCAGGAACACCGCCTTGACTGTGCGCCGGGCCCTTTATGCGCCCACCCTTTGCAAAAGTCTGGCTTTGTATTGTTGCCACCTGAATAGCGCCCTGAACGGCTGCAATTGCGGCCGCTGCAATCGCATTGGGCGCAAATGGTTTTACTGTTGCCAGCGCATTACCAATGGCAAGCGCCGTGTTGGCAATTGCCTGCTTGACTTGAATCTCTTTGCTTTTCCTTGCCGCTTCAAGTTCAATTTCTTGCCGCTGCTGTTCAAATTCCCTTAAAAGCCTTTCTTCCTCAAGGCTCCCTTCTTCGGCAAGCTCTAAGCGCCGCCGCTGTTCTTCTTCAAGCGCTTCAATTTGCTTGTTCTTCCGTTCTTCAATCGCATTTAATTGGCCTTGAAATTGATTGTTTAAAGTGTCTTGCAAAAACTGAAAGCCAAGCTGTTTTATTTCTTCATAAAACTGTTCTTCAACTTCTTCTTGGTTCTGCTTTGCTTCCCTTGCGCGCTGTGTTTCAAGCTCATACATTTTGTTCTTAATAGCCAGATATTCCGCCGTGCCTTCCTGCGCAAAGGCAAGCTGAAGTTCAAGCCGTTCCATTTCTGCTTCGCGCAAAATTTCTGTCTTTCTGTTTTCATATTCTTGGAAAGATAGTTCTTCCGATTGAAGCGCCTGAATTGCTGCTTGCGCCCGCGCGTCAATTATTTCTTGCTGCCGCTGAATGTATTCTTGATCTGATTCCCCGCCTACATCTTCAATTTGAACATCAGCCCCAACATTGGCCCCATCAAAATCAACAACCGCTTCTTCAGCCACATTCCGGATGGTTTCAACCGTCCGCTGAAGGTCTTCAAGTTCTGACTGCTTTTCAATAAGCTGTTCAATTACGCGCTGAATGCCGCTTTCCGTGGTTTGCACGTCAAGTTCCTGCTTTAGCTGTGCAACCTGTTCCTGAAGGGCTTTAATACTGCCAGCAGGCCCCGCCGCCGCGCCGCCGCCGCTGTCACCGCCGGCCCCGTCACCACCACGGGCCGCCGCTGCTGTTTGTTGATCGGTGAAAAGCTTCAAAACGCGGGTCTGAATATCGCCAAGGGCCCCTTCATAGGTTTCAGCGTTCTTTACTACTTCTTCACCAATCCCGCGTATTTGGTTTAATGAAAGCCCTGTTGTTTCTGAAAGCCGCCGGTAAAGTTCGTCAAGCTTTAAAAGCTGTTCTTCCGTAAGCTGAAGCGGCTGCAAAATGTCTTGTTCCTTTTCCTTGCCCGCTGCAAAAAAGTCTTCAGCGGCTTTCCTGCCACGTTCAAAGCTTTCTGCAAGGTTAAAGTCATCGCCGGTCAAAAAGCTGTCCCGGAAGTCAGCAAAAGACGTTACCACGCCACTAAGGAAGCCGGGCACCTTTGATGCAAGGTCAATGATAACGCCAAAAGCATCAATAACACCTTGAAGAAAGCCGCTGATAAAGCCTTCACCGGAAGCCGCCGTTTCCTGAATCGCTTCAGACAGCACATTATACCCGCGTATTACACTTGTGACCACATTGACCAATAAGCCAAGCGTGCCCACCAAAAACCGGGCAAGGCCTTCAAACAGCCCCACTTCCCCGCCTACTATCCCAATGTTCCGCCCCAAGCGCCGTATTTCTTGAACCAAGGGCGCAAATAATTCAAACAGTGCTGCTGTGGCTGTCTGTAAAGGCCTGAAAAGGCTTGTGGTCCCCTGAATAGCGCTTCTTAGCTGATCGTCAAATAAGTCTACAAAGAAAAGCTGAAAGCCTTCAAGCGCTGACTGGAATTTATTAATGTCACCGGTCAGCGTGTCTTCAATAATGGCTGAAGCCGCCGCCGCCGCGCCTACTTTGTTGCCGTATTGGTCAACCGCTTCTGAAGCATCGTTAAAAGCTGCTGTAAGTTCTTGAATTTTTGGCGCTGACGCGGCAAAGACAACAAAGGCTGAAGCCGCATTCCTGCCCACCAATTCTGTAGCTTCTGAAACAGTAATTGTTTCTTCCCCAAGCTTTGTTAAAGCCTGTTCAAAGCTTTCTGAATCGTTGACCACAAGGCCAAGCCGTTCTGAAAGCTTGCTGCCTTCCGTGCCAAGTTCAGTGAACACCCTTCTTAGCGCTGTACCTGAAACAGTACCACGCAAGCCAGCGTCAGCCAGCGCGCCTATTGATGCCGTGCTTTGCTCTATTGTAATGCCAAGCGTAGCGGCAATTGGTGCCACAAGCTTTGACGATTCAGAAAACGTTTCAAGCTGAAGGGCCGTACTATTGAAGGAAGCCGCAAGAACATCATTGACACGCTTGGTTTCCCGCGCTGCTAGTTGGTAGCCGCCAAGCGTTGAAGCTACCACATCAGCGCTTTCAGCAAGGTCTTCACCGGTGGCAAGCGCCAAGTCAAGCGTTGATTCTGTTGCCGCGTCAATTTCGCTTGTGTTAAAGCCCACACGCGCAAAGTTAGTCTGAAGCTGTGCCACTTGCGAAGCTGTGAATTGTGTTGTTTCACCAAGGGCCCGCGCCCGCCCTTCCAGAAATTCAATTTCATCGCCGGAAGCGCCACTGATTGCCTGAAGCGTTGCAATTTGATTAGTAAAGTCAGCAAAAAGCCGGATAGATGCCACAAGCGCTTCATTGATTTGCTGAAGCCCTATAGAAATACCGGCTGCAAGCAATCCCGCTTTAAGTGAACCGAAAGCGCCGCCCAACGCTGACTGATAGTTACCAACATTTCTAAAATTATCGCCAAGGTCTTTGTCAATGCGCTTTAGCTGCCCTGATAGCCCGGCAATGTTTTTCTGAAGCCGCTGCCCTACATCGCCCTGCCTTTCTGCTGCTGAAAGCTCTTTGAATTCCTTCTTTAGCCTTGACATTTGAAGCTGTAATTCTCTGTAGCTGCCTGTGCCTTTTTTTCCAGCTTCTTCAAATGCGCGCCCTTGCTTTCGGGTTTCGTCCCTAACTTCTTTTTGTATCTGCTTTAAAGCACCAAGGTCTTTTTGGATTTCACGGAATTTGGCCGCGTCTTCTGTGCGGTTCAGTTCACGGTTCAAAAGCTTTATTGCTTCCTTTAGCTGATTGCCATTTTTAATGGAAACGTCTATTCCGTTTATCCTTAATTCGTATGCAATTACCTTTGCCATCTGTACTTTTTTTTAAGGCCTTTGTCTTATAGCGTCATCCAGTATTGACCGCACAAAATCAGGGTCATCAATTAACCTGTCAAGCCGTTTTTCCACGCGCAAAGCCCCATATTTCACCCATTCAGTTCGCCGGCCATTGTTAGTGAAAAGAAAACTGCCCGGCGTTGGCACGCCAAAGCGCGCAATGCTGAACTGAACGCGCCGCGCAAAGGCAAGCTTATTGCCCGCTGTTGTGAAGTTGCCAACATTGCTTGCCCACTTTAGCAAATCGCCTATAGGCACCACCTTTGGCCGCTGCCTTTGGTCAAGGTCAAGAACGTATTTTTCCACAAGCACAAGCCCCAAAAATCCCGTTGGCGTCACCTGAATTTTTGCTTCAAGCGATTTCAGGCCCGCGCCTGATGCTACATGGCCCTGTTCTGTGAGTTCTTCTTTTGCCCCGTCAACCAAATGCTGAAGCATTAGCCGGACAATTATTTTACCTGTAGCCGCCATAATTTGTCACATTTACCTTCAGTTCGCCTTCATTGAAGAACTGTTCTTCAGCTTCAATGTCAAAGCAGTTCTTCACCCTGAATTCCATAAAGCAGCCCATTACGTCAACAATGCCAATTTCATCAAACGTGTTCGCCGTTATCTTGATGTCTTTAAAGCCCATTATTGAAGCATCAAGCTTGCGCGCTGTATTCCGCGCCTGCTGATAGCCTTGGGAAGATAAAAGCCAAGCCGCGTATTGCTCTGAACAATACGCTGAATATTCATTCCCGGTGCCGTCTATAAATTCAAAAAGGTAGTATTTAGAAAGCTGCTGAAGAACATATTGGGCATTGGCAAAACAAGACCTTGAAGCCGTTCTTTTTGTCCGTGGCTTGCCGTGGTTTGTCGCGTCATCAGAGTAAGCCACCGGCGCAAGAATGTTCACTATGTAAGACGCGAAAGGGCCCCCGCCCCGGTGTTGTTCGTATATGGTCAGCGCGTTAAATTCCGTGCGCATGTTTTCACGGCTTGCGCCCGCGCCTACCCATTCGCGCGCATAGTAATCACCGTTCACATAGTCTTCATAAGTAGCGCCAAAGCAGTTTTCAGAAAATTCAGAAAACGTTGTGACCTTAGAAAAACAATTCAACCTGTCAGGCCCATAAGGCGCAAACATTACAACACGCTTTAAAGCGTCTTCAAATAGATTCATATTTAGGCCCTTTTGGCCCAAAATAACATAAACCCACAAGGCTTTGAAACACTTGCAAAATCAACGCCATGCGCGGCAATGCAAAAATAATTGCAATCTTTTTGCCAAATAATTTGGTAATTACGTTTGCTTGCCCTATCTTTGAACCATCGTTAGCAACAAAACCACACACCATGAAAAATTTCATCAAGTCCACAAAAAGCTTTAAGGCAGCAAGCGAAGCAACTAAAACCTTTTTGCTGTCTGAATCAACTATTGAGCTGTTTAAAGAAGCCTATGAAATGAAGGAAGCCGGAATGACCTTTAAAGCTTGGGAAGAAAGCACCGGCGCGGGCAAAACAGCCAAGGCAGTTGTCAAGCAATTATTCAATAACTAAATGTTATTCCAAATAATTTGGTATTCTCGCTTGGTTGTCTTATCTTTGAACCATCGTTAACAACAAAACCACACAGACAATGACAGACCGCACACCAATCAGAAAAACAGTTTTCGCCATCCGCTTTGAAAACATTGACCAAACCACCACGCAAACAAAGTGGTTTGATTCAATCAGCCAAATTCCGGAAACGTATTTCACCCGCTACAAAGCGGTTATTCTCAAGCGTTCCTATAATACGTTCGCGCGGCCAACGCTTGCCGAAATGCGCGAATGCGCGGCAAATAATGACCGCTATTGGCTGAACACTGAAGAAGAAATTGAAGAAGTAAACATTGAAAAATGCTAGTAGCGATAATAAACAACGCCCGGCACAAGGTCATAAGGAAGACCGGTGCCGGGTATTTGGTAATATCAGAAACAGGAACGCTTTCTGACGTAATGCCGCAAAATTGCCAAATAATAAGCACGCCCCGTATTGAATTTATTTATGGTGAAGACCACGGCGAAGAAAGTTTTGACGCTGACAGCCCTTTTGCAGGTGCCGCCCGGCGCAAGTTCTATAACGTCACGGAAAATCAGCGCGCTTTCAACCCTGACTTCCCGCGAACTGTGCGGCTGTGCCTGCATACAGAAAAGAACGGAATTTTGTTCTTCAAGGCATACGATTTGAAAGATAAGTTGCTTGCAGAGTTCTTAATAAAACCAATAAATTAATTTTTTAACATTTAAACCATGCAGATATGGAAATTATTTTCGTAGTACGAACACAACAGGGCAGTTGGGCCAAAAACAAAGACTTGGCAAAAGCTATGGTCAAGGCCGGCGCTTGGGTTTATCCTGGAAAAGAAGTTAAAGCGCTTGTGTCAATTGTCCAGACTGATGACAATGAAAGCGTTTTTGTTGACGTTAACGGCACATTAAGGGCCGGGCCGGGTTCAAAGATATTGACCGGGCAAAAGGCTTTTCAGACGGCTAATTTGCTAGTCATGGACAATGACCGGGAAAAGGCAGAAGCCGCCCTTCAGATTTTAACATCAATCATTAACCCATCTTTTTCCGGCGTTATGGACGAAATTGAAGACCTTATTGACGGCATGTAAAAAAAGCGCCGGGCTTCCAGTCATTGGGGCCCGGCGCAAAATCTGCCTTACCAATTATGAATAACAACTTTCCAGTCTGAAGGCGCTTTTGAAGTGCCCCCAAACCAAGGGTATATTTTAAGGCTAAACCAATTCCGGCTTATTGGCTTGACAGTCAGCCTTTCTTCTTCTTTGTACCGGAAGCCATACCGGCAAAGTGAATGTTCTGTAATTTCATCAATAAACAGCGGCTGACCTGCTTTTCTGACCGCTATAGGCCGGCGGAACATTACAAGCTCTTTATATTGGTTTGCTGCAAAGGTTTCAATTTTGCCCTTTGACAAGTCTTTCTTTGCCTTCTTCAGCAAATCAAAACTGATGCCCGGATTTTGAAACAAGGTGCCAACATAAACGCGCCCATTAACGTGAAAGTAAGAAGTGTATTCAAACACATCTTCAATAGGGTTGAACCGCGTGGCAAGCATGTAAGTATTTTTGTGCGGGTTTACATGAAATTGCCTTCCCAGCACTTTAAGCCAGTCCCATTGGTCAACGTGCATATTGCCGGCCGAATCCCTGACAATATACTTTGAGCTTTCGCCTTGGTTGACCATTATGGCCTTTTCCGGCTTGTACTCACAAAAAGAAGGGCTAAACCTGAAGGGCCTGCTTTTGTGCCGCCCTTCAGGTACTATAAATTCAGTCATCGCTTAGAAATAATTCGTTCCCCGCCGTCAACATATGCGCCGCCATTTGGAACCGGCAAACGCAAGCCAAATTGCTGTTCAAATGCCGTGGTAAATTCTTCAATGGTGCTAAGGTATGGCGTTGTGCCGCGTTCCCATACCGGGGCCCGGTGCATTATGCCTGAATAGCTTTCACCTTCCCAACCAAGGAAGCGGACGTTTGTGATCTCATTGAACAAGTCCCGCTTGTTCTTGAACAAGTCCAACAAAAGGAAATACCCGGCCACGCCAAGAATATACTTGATATCCACAAGGTAAGGAAGGCCAAAGCCACGGTTTTGATAATACCCTTCAGCATATTCAAGCAAGTAGGCCGAAATGGCTTCCCCGGCACGCTTTGAAGTAACTTTCATTTCAATAGCGTCCAGTCTGGCAAATTCCGCCGCTTGCCTGCTGAGTATGTTTGCGCCTTCCGGCGAATCAAGCATAAATTCAAACGGTTCATCAGAAAGGCCCATTTCCGCCCGCGCCCGCTGATTCATCCGGCTGTAAACAATAAGCGCTTCAACTTCCAGTTCAAAAGCGTGCTGACGCTCTTTAAACGGCTTTTTGTCAATCGGTGCTTCCGGGTTTCCGGGTTCATCGCCGGGGCCGTCGCCCGGTTCATCTGGATTGTCTGGAACGTCAGCGGGTTCATCAAGAACGGTGCCCGCAGTAGTTGCGCCCCAACCATACAAGTCATCGAATCCCGCGTTTCCAAGGTCTTTGGTAAGGTCGCCCGCTTCCAACAAAGCGCGGACTTCTTTTGGTGTCAAATCCGGATTTTGCGCCAACAGCAAAGCAAGCATTGCCGCGTTCCCGGGCCCTGACATTGAAGTGCCGTTCATGTACAACAGTTCATCTTGGTCAGCACCGCAAGACAGGATTTGAACGCCCGGCGCGCAAAAAGAAAGTTCTTGCCCGCGCCCGCTGAAGCTTGCCCGGTTTTCGCCGCTGTCAAAGGCCGCTGAAGCAAAGACAGGCGCAAGGCGCGCCGGAAAGCCCACTGAAACGCCATTATTGCCCGCTGAAGAAACAACAAAAATGCCCAAGTCTTCAAGGTAGTTAACAGCGTCTGCAACGCCTTGATGGCTACCACTGCCACCGAATGACCAAGACAGAATGAAAGGCTTGTCTTTTATGCGCGGGTTTTTGGTGTACAAGTCGGCCATTGCGTTTGCGTACCGTTCAACCCATTCATAAGAACCTGCACCGCCGTTCAGAAGTACGCGGCTTCCGAATTGCAAGAACTGACTGAAATGTTGGCGAAGCAAAGGGTGCCATAATACGCCAATACCTTCTTTTGTAGCGCCAATAATACCTTGGCAATGGCTGAAGTGGTCATGGCCATCCAAAAGCCCGTCACGGCCATCTGTGTAGTCCTTGGCAAGCTCCGTATCAAGGTGCTGAAGATACTTATTCGCAGACAGCGCGCCCGTGTCAGCAACATTTATTGTGACCGGGCTTTTCATTTCAAACTTTGAAAGGCCTTTTGTCAGGTAGTCAAAGCCCCAATTCCGCGCGTTTGCAACGGGCCCGTTGAATACCGTCACCGGTTCTTCCGGCAACATTATATCCCATTCGCGTTCAGCAAGCAGCAATTCGCGCCTTTCTTGAAGCTGCTGTTGCCTAATTAGGCGCAAAGCCTGTTTTTTCTTGTTCATCATTTAATCATTTTCCTAGTTAGGTAATCAACTGTCAATTCAAAATCTAGGTTAAGCATTGCCGAAAGCCGGTCTTCACCTGTTGCTGAACCTAACAACGGCGAATCCATCATTTCCCGGTATACCCACCGGGGCCCCAAGTGTTTACTAATGAACTCAGCGTATTGCTCCCTATATGCTTTTTTATCATTTCCACCATCATTTTGTTTATTTCCTGATGTGAAATTAAATTCCGGTGCGCCATCAAAAAAAGCGGCGTACTCACCGACACTTCTAAGGCCTTGCATGTACGCGTCAAAAAAAAAGATACGTCTTTTATGACATAATTGGGCACGTCCGACAATTCACGGGCATTCTGTTCAATGTATTCATTGCGCTCTTTCATTCGCAAAGGAAGGGCTTCACCTTCAGGCCTTAGCAATATTGCCAGCATTTTCAAGTCCGCTTCAAAATGCCGTTCACCGTACTTGTCTGATTTTACCTTCAGTAATTGGTTCAGGGTATGGTACAAAGCGTTTGTTTCAATGACTTCCATTGTTGTCATGCCCCGCTTGGCAATGGCCCGCGTGGCGCGCTTTTGGGTCAGCACTCGCTTTTTACCTTTGTGTGTGTAAGCGTAATCTTCAGCAAGCAATTCCTGCTTCCTGTCTTCCGGACTGTAAGCCATTAAGACCGATTCAGCAAAGAAGAACATTCTTAAAAGGCTTATGCCTTCCTGAAGCGGCGGCAAAGTCCCTGCTTCAAGGTCATCTTCAGGCAACATAAAAGGAATGTTGCTGATATCGCCTTCTGTGACAAAAGAAAGCGCTTCAGCCATCGCCGTTGCGCCGTCTTGCGTTGGGTCAATGCTGACAACCGCTTCACTATAGCGGCCTTTAGCATACATAAAATCAATGTACTGGCTGTGCGTTACTTCCCTGTAGTCAGAAATAAGCCTTATTTCTTGCTGTTCACCGTTCGCCGTTTCAACCCTTATTTTAATCATTGCCCTGAATCACTTTACTGAAGAATTCCTTTACCAAGCTGTCAGCCTTTGAAAGGCGGCCGCTGTAGTCAACCTGTAACAAATCAAGGTCAGCTTTTATTGCTTCTGCAATATCTGATTCAGGCCGGGCAGTACCAAAGCCATACCATTTTTTCAATTGCTCAAGGGTGCGGCACTCTGAAGGGTGCGAAGGCAAGCCTTCTTCTTTTTTTGCCGCTGTAAGGTCAGGCGCGTCCTGTGGCGGGTCTTTGTCGGGTTCACCGGCTATCTGTTCAGCTTCCTTTTGAAAGTCGCCCTGTGCGGCTCTATCTGCCCCGGTCTTCTGCTTCCGGCTTGTGCTGATGCCGGGCAAGGCCTTTTCAATTTCCTTTGCATCAGGGCAAGTTGCACAATTTTTGCGCTGATCTTGCCCAAGCTTTGACAATTGACTTGCCCCGGACTTCACACGCGGCACTTTTGGCGCTGACAAAATTGAAGGCTGAAGATTAAGCGCTTTCGCAAGGTTGCCCGGCTCACCGTACACACGCTCTGACATAAGCGAAAGAAAGTTCACAATAATCTTTCCTTCGCCCTTGGCTTGCGCGTCTTCAATGCAATCCATAGACGCTTCCACAAGCGCCTTAAATTTTGGGTTTTTCATAATAGACTTTTGTGCAAGATAAAAAAAAGCCGCGCACCAAGCAAAAGGCACGCGGCTGTAAAACATCGTTACAACAAAAATATCTTTAAACTATAATCTTCACCGGCAAAAAAGCGCCGTCAGACCAAGCCCGGTAAACAGCCCCGGCAAGCTCAGTTGAAACTTTTGCGGCTTCCTTATTCAGCGCGCAAAAGCATAAAAACAGGTCTTCCATTTGTGCCTTTGCTTTTTCATCGCCTTCCATTCGCGCCCGGTATGCTTCAAGGTGCTTGGCGGCTACCTTTATTGTTTGGTCAAGCAAGAACTGTTCAAAGCCCGGCCGTTCAAGCCGGAAGACAGGCTTTGTTTCCGCGTGCGTTAAAAGGCCGGTCACTACTATAGGCCGTTCAAGCCCTGTCTTTTCTGCATACAAAGCGGCCGCTTTTGGTGTCTTCAGCCGCTTTGCGTTTATGCGCTTCTTTGCGCCGCCTTTCCCGGTGCAAAGCCAAAGTTTTATGTCACCCTTTATTGTTTTATAATCAATCATTATTGCAATTTTTACTGGAACCGTTCAAGAAATTTCAATGCCTTGCTTTCATAGCCCTGCCAGTCATCAAAAATGTAGTCAGGCGCTTCTTCCCAATCCGGCAAGCTTTCGCGCCGGTCAGGGTTCAGAAGCTCCAAAACAAGTTCTGAATCATGCCTTTCTAAAGCCATTCTAAGGGCCATGACAGCTTCTTCCGGCTCAAGTTCAAGCCGGAAACCTTTTTCAAGAAAGCCATTGCACCCAAGGCCCGCGCCTAACGCGGTTTTATACTTGTCATGCGCTTGCCCATTTAAGGTGAAAAAGAAAGCGCTTTCATAGGCGCTAACGCGCATGTGCGTTACGGTCAGAAGGTCTTCTTCTGTACCAAAGCTTATTGACTGGTTAAAATGCAATTGGTCTATCAAGCTTTGAATAAACTGTCTGTCTTTCATGTTTGCGTGGTTTGTGTTAACGATGTTTCAAAGATAAGGCAAGCAACTTTATAAACCAAATTATTTGGCACTTATTTTTCAAGTTGCTCACCTTCAGGCTGTTAGTCTACCTGTAACCGGTGAAGGAACGGTTCATGTGCGGCGGGTAAGCTTCGGCCATTTTTTCATCAGCCAAAGCTTCAGCTTCTTCCATAGTGTCAAAAGAAGCCACCACTTCAGCGCCGTCAGCCTTTTCTTGCTCGGCCATTTCAGCGCTGTCAACATAGTAGGAAGTCCCGTCAAAAAATACTACGTTCGGTTTCATCATTATTGGTTGTAAGGTGAAGAAATACCGGGCCTAAAGCCCGGCTTATTATAGTCTATTTTTTGGGCGCAAACCATTGCGCATAAGCTTTTTGAAAATAGCGCTTTGTTGGGCACGTTTCCGGCGCTTTATCAATTACCCGGACAACTGACCGGGCAAAGCCTTCAACGTCCTGAAGCGTCAGTTCCTTTTGGCGCGCTTCCATCTTTTCAACGGCTTTCTTAGTGTAGCCACCGCCACCATTCATATAATACAGGTAGTTGATATAAACCCGCGCTGAACGGCGGGCGATGGTTTCAGCGCCAAGCGCCATAATGTTTTCAAAGGTAATGCCAAGCTTTTCTGAATTTGTCATGTCGTGTGGTGTTTTGTTGTTAACGATAGTTCAAATATACGGCGGACAATTATAATAACCAAATCATTTGGCAGGTTTTACCCTAAAGCCCGGCTTATTTTTACTTTTGAAGCATGTCAAATACCTGAATCAACATAGCTTGCATCTTTGCTGACTTGTAATTTGCAATAGCAGCATCAGCGTTTTCAAACTGCTTTCCCAGCGCGCCGAACGGGTTACTTGTAACCTTGCGCACTGACACGTAATTTGTTTTTCCAGTCACCACCATGACCGCCCATTCGGTCTTGCCAACTTTGACTAAAGTGCTTCTGTATTCTGCTGTTTCTGTGATTTGCGTCTTGATATTCATGCTGTGTGGTTTTGTTGTTAACGATAGTTCAAATATACGGCGAGTAATTACAAATGCCAAATTATTTGGCGAAAAAGATGCAAAAAAATACAGTCAGCTTTTATAACTGACTGTATTGCAACGGCTTACCGGGTCAAGAAAAAATAAAGAATTCCGGCTAATGCCCAAATGTACCAAGGCAGGCCCACAAAAAGAATGTTCAAAACAAGCGGCTTGTCTTCATACTTTATGAATCCAAGGAAGGCAAACTTGGTCAGGTAGTCTTTGCCGCCGTACCATGTCAAAAGATTAAAGCCCTTTGTAATGCCGTCATTTACGCGTTCTACAAAACGAAAGTCTTCCATGTTATGTGGTTTTTATTGTTAAAAAATAGTCATCTGTGCCGCTTCCCCTGCTTTCATCAAGCCATTGAGATAAAGCGCGCACTTCCTTGAAACTCGAAACGGTAAACCCTATATAAGGCACGTTTAAGCCGTCAGGGCTTTTTTTGAAAGATACCCGGCAAACAAAACGCTCGTTTACTCTATAATGGTTAAACACTTCAATATCTGAAGCGTAAAACTGGAACGTCCGCTTGCCTGTGTAAACAAATAAGAACTGGCTACCTTTTGCCATCTTGCATTGTTTTTATTGTTGTGTAAATGTCAGTTTTTCTTAATTGTGGCACGCTATGCCCTTCAATGAAGTAGCAATTGAAACGGCCGTCAAAGCGCCATTTAAAGCCCCTGAAGATACCTTCAGGCACCCGGCGTGCCTGTGTGTGCCCGTAGTCAGAAAGGTTCCTATCAGCAGCAAGGAACGGGTTTCTGATAGCGTGCTGAACCGCGTCACGGACTGTGCCAAAGTCTTGCTCACCGTCTTCTTCCGTGTCCGTGTCCCTATAGCAAGTATAGGGCAATAAAAGCGGGTGTTCTTGGGCTTCAATAATCCAACCAAGGCACCACCAAAAACCGTGGTCGCCAATCTTTACTGAAGGGTGCAAAGATGTTGGCCTATAGCTCTGTAAGGGCATAAGATTTGATTTTGCCCCAACCTTTGGCAGGCCGCGCACCAAAGCCAAAGCTGATGCCGAACACTACCAAAGACCGGTATTTGAAAAGATACTTGACAGGCTGTTCTTCGGCCCTGTACACTCTATGCGTTGACAGGGACAAGAACCAAGCCCGCGCGCGAATATCAAAAGCGCGCCATTCTGAAAGCGTGGTGAACGCCATTAAAAAAAGCCCGGCGCGCGTAAAATAAGCGCGGCCGCCGTTAATCTTGCGCACCGTCATAAATTTTCGCCTTTAGCTTCTTCAGAAATTCATACATAAACCCAAGGTGCCGGGCCGGTTCTTGCCCTTCTTTGTAATGGTCAAGAATCGCTTTTTCAACTTGCGCTGCCTTTTGATTCAGGACTTTCATAAAGTCGGACTTTTCCTGAATATTGCCGCGCAACATTATCAACTCTTTTTGGAACCGGGAAAGGGCAAGCTGCATGTTGAAACAGCTTGAAGATAGTTCTTCGTCAAATGTTTGCGCGGAAGCCGCGCGCATTACCTTGGCTTGGCGGCCTGCTTCTTCTTTTCTAAAGTTGATTTCGTCCACAATATCTTGAACTTCCATTTTGTGTGGTTTTGTAGGCCCGGCACCTATCAAGCGCCGGGCCCCGTTGTTACTTATTGTTAAAATACTCGCAAAACGCTTCAAGCTCAGCCGCGTTTGTGCAATCCTGCAAGGCTTCGCCATATTCGCGCGCCTGCTTTACCGTTTTTACGTGCATTTGAATCTTTTCGCCAATTGTTCTTGGCGCGCTGTCATGGCCAAGAAACTTATCGAAAATAAGGCTTGCAAACCGGCGGCTAAGGCCGTTTTCAATCAGCGCTTCTTCCCACTGTTCACGCGTGTAAAAGTGCGTAAACGACCGGCCTTTAACGTTAAATTCTATGCGGCTGTGGTTTGCGCTTGCCGTAAGAAAATCCTGAATCTTCATGACTGTGTGGTTTTGTTGTTAACGATGGTTCAAAGATAAAAAAGCCGCCCGGCAATTCCAAAATATTTGGCGATTATTTTTTGCCGGGCTTTGTATTATTGATAAGAACCGGAAGAAAAGCGGAAGCCTTTATGAATTTCGCTCAGCGCTTTTGCTTGGTCTACTGTGGCAACTTCAATAAAGTAGCCATGCGCCCACGGGCTGAAGATAACCTTGGCTTTTGTCTTTGGGTGCTTTTCTGCAATCTGTGCCGCTTTTTCTTCCAACTCTGTTAATGACTTTTTCATTGTCTGTGTGGTTTTGTTGTTAACGATGGTACAAATATAAAGGAAGTAAACGAAAGCGCCAAATTATTTGGCAAAAAGATGCAAAAAAAAAGCCCTGAAGGTTTAATTTCAGGACTTGGGCAGTGCTTGGATATAGTGTGTAATGGACTAAAGCGGCAATTTATGCAAATTATTTGATAGTTGCAAAATATTTGAAGATTCCAATTGCTTTGGCTTGTGCCATTAAATTTAGGAAGGAAGGGTTTAATAAACGCTCAGCGTCTTTCAAAAAGTCCATAAACCCATTTTCAATAAGTACGGCCGGCAAAGCTGTTTCAACCAATACTTTAAAAAAAGCTTCTTTATCTGCATCGCCGTCACTGTAGTCAGGGCGCTTCCGCAAAGAAGGCACCAAGGCCCCAACTTGCGTATAAATAAAATCTGCTGCCCGGTCTGATTTTGTATTGCCCGGCGAAGTGAATATTTCAAATCCTGAAGCATTATGCGCCCTTGAAGCGTTGCAATGTTCAGAAACAAATAAACCCGCGTCAGAAGGGCCCATTGAAGCAAATACAGCGTTTGCCATACTTACCCGCGTATCAAGCGCCGTATCTTCAACAGCGTCATAAACCGGGAAAACTAAAATTCCCAAATTCCGCAAATGATAGGCCATAAAATCACAGATAGCCCGGTTCAAAACGCCTTCATAAATATAGCCGTCACCGTGGGCTTCCAGTTGGTCAGGGTCAAACCTGAACATTTTGCTTGGGGCCGTGGTATATTGCCCCGTGTTCGGGTCAATTCCGCCGTGCCCCGCGTCCAAAAATACAATTTGCTTTGCCATGCCACCAATATACAAAAAAAGGCCCACACAGCGCTTCTGTGCGGGCCTAACAACCTAAAACAAACCGTTTATTCTTCTTCTGTTTTGTCCCTGAAGAAGCGGGCCCTTATGCGGGTTTTAAAGCCGCCCTTTACTTTCAGCGTTTCTTCCGGCTTAAACTCGCCGGTCTTTGTGTTAACGCCTCCTTTCTGAATCAAGCGCCGCTTCTTTGTTTTACGTTCCTTGACCTTAGCAAGGTAGCCTTTCTTGCCCGCTTCTTCAGCGTTTTTTCGCATTGCTTTAGCCTTTGGGCTGTTAGGGTCTAAAGCTTCAAATTCTTCTTTGCTCATGTCTGTATGGTTTGAAAGTGTTAAAAATCTTCATTAGCAGTTGCAAGCCAGTTGTAAACTTCGGCCTTAGATACTTGGCAAAAGATATCTGACCGGTCTTGCGTGTCAATGATTGCATAAGTGCGGCAAGATTTGCGGCCATTCGCAGGAACAGCCAAAAAACGGCCGTCAGCGCCTTTGCGCAAAACTTCAGTGCCTTCAAAGTCCTGCCATTCGACCTTTGGCGCTTCCGGGCGCTTTGGCGCTTGAGCGCGCAAGCTTTCCTGAAACGCTTCTGTGCGCTCAAGGTAAGCGGCTATCCGCTTCAGGTCTGCTTCCAATTGTGCTTTCTTTGAAGGGTCTGTGAAACGCGGGTCATTGATTGTAAACATAATGTCTTTCTTTTGCTGTTAACGATAGTTCAAATATACGGCGCTCAATTGTAATTACCAAATAATTTGGCAAGATAATGTAAGAAAAGTTGCCCGGCTTTGCTTTTCGTGGCGTGCCGGGCTTGCGTTTAGTCCCGCATTACAATATACACTTCTGCAAGCGCCATCAGTGCTTTTTGGCGGTCTGATGACTGAAGGAAGAAATTGTTTTGCGCCCGGAACAAGTAAACGCCATCGTCAAAGCTTGTCATGACAGTGCCCCGGTTTGTACCGGTTATTCCTGAAGCGCCGCTTTGCTCTAAAATCTGAAGGTCTTCTTCAGCCGCTTCAAGGCGAATTTTCCATTCCCACTTAAAGAACCTGACCCACTTTTGCGCCATTGTCTTTGCGCGGGCCCGCGTGGGCAGCGTGCCGGTTTTAATTACTTTAGTGTTCACATAGCGGCCTTCTGCGTTTGGCGCGCTTAGTGATTGGTTAAGGCTAACTGTGAACTGAAAGCCGTTTGCAGTTTTTGAAGTCTTCCAAGAAAAGTGAATGTGTGGCATGTCTTGCGGTTTGTTGTTAACGATGTTTCAAAGATAGGGCAAGCAATCGAAAGTGCCAAATAATTTGGCAACTTTATTTTAATTCAGTGTATTTCCCGTTAATCAAAGTAAAGTCTACAGCGCGCGAATTGCGGCTGATAGTGTAAACAGCTAATTCTTTATTACCGTCCACTGTGCAATTCGGGCACGGTGAAACCCTGTAAGAAGCGCCACGTTCGCCTTTTATGCAAACGCTGTACTTCCCGGCACTTTCAAAGGTGAAGACCTTTCCGCCAAGAACTATTTGCCCCTGATTAAAAGCCTTTAGAAAATCTTGAACCTGCTTTTCTGCCTTTGCTTGGAATTCCTGCTTTTTCATGTGTGTGGTGTTTTGCTGTTAACGATGGTTCAAATATACAGGAAGTAAATGTAAAAGCCAAATTATTTGGCGAAAAGATGCAAAAAAAATGCCCGGCTTTGCTTTTCATGGCGGGCCGGGCCTGAATTACTGTATTTTCAGGTAGACTTCAGAAGGCTTTTTCCCAAGCCACGCTTCCACCTTTGCAATTGTGGGCGCGCTGGCTTGCCCGTGCTTCATGTTCTGAAACGTGCTGCTTTTGATAGGGTCTGAAGCCACAGAACCGATTGAAGAAGGGTTTCTTCCCATTTCCTTTAGTTTTTGCGCTATTAGGTCATGGTATTGAGCCGCCGCCGTGGCAAGTGGCACAAACCGCCCTTTTTCCGGCGCTTTACTTTTCGTTCTTTGCTTCTTCGTTGATTTTGCTGATGCCATTTTGAATTTGACTTTTGATGTTTGATAAAATACCCGCAACCGTTGGGCTTTGGGCTTCGTGTTGGCTGATAAAAACTTCAAGCTTTGACACGAACACAGAAAGCGCCCGCACCAAGGCTTGAAGCCGGACTTTGTAGGGTATCAAATTAAAATATTGTGCTTCCGGTAAATAGCCCTTTTTGCCCTTAGAGCTTTGTTTTTCCTAACTACCCATTTGTCATGGTTCGGGTGTGTAGGGTTTGACCATGTGGGCCGCTTCCGCTGATACGCTTGCCAACGTGCAAAAGCGTCAGATTCGGCCCAAGCGGCGGCCGCTTTCATTCGTCTTGATGTCTCTTTTTTCATCTGTGTGGTTTATTTAATGCGAAAATAAGCCATTTATTTTGGATTCCAAGACATTTGGCTTGAATATTTAAAATAAAGCCCGGCACCTATCAAGCGCCGGGCAGGTTCCTTTAGCCTTCAATATCTTCCATTTCCGCGCCAAAGTCAGTGCGGAAGCGCTGACCTTCGTTATTTTCCCAAAGTACCGTGGTAGTGCCTACAATGCGCCCCTGAATCATGCGCCGGAAGAAACCGTTTTCTTCAAGGAATGACAGCCACCAACCCGCGCAAGGGATTTCTTTTGAAGGCTTGAAAACTTTGTTGCCGCTTTCGCGGATAATGATCGTTTTGACTACGGGAACGCCCGCCCACTTTTGGCCGCGCTCTGTCATCTGCTTTGGGAATGTTGCCTTTTTCATTGTCTGTGTGGTTTTGTTGTTAACGATGGTACAAATATAAAGCGCTTGTTCGTAATTACCAAATAATTTGGCGAAAAGATGAAAAAAAAGCGCCCCGGCAATACTCTTTTGTAATGCGGGGCACTATGCCAACGGTAAAGCTGTAAGCTTCACCGCTTAATATAGGCTTTTATTCGTTGTCAAAGCCTTTTTTGCTCTTTTCTTGGTTGTCCCCTTGGATTTTAATCAAAAGGCCGCCAAGGACAAAAACAGTGGCCACAAGGTAGCCTTTGAACTGAACGCCCGGATAAAGCGCAAATTGATTTGAAACCAAAAAGCCTACAACGCCAAGAATCATGACAATAACGCCCGCTTTTTGCAGGCCGTTTTTCTGCTTAAACATGCTGTGTGATTTTAATGAAGAAATAAGCCTGAAGGGCCTTTTATGCCTTCAGGCTTATTTTCCCATTAAACGCGGTAGCTGCTTTTGGTTTCAGCGCCGTCAGTGCCATATACTGAAACATTCACGGTGTCTGTCACGCTACGGAAGTCCGCGTTTAGCGTGGTTGCCAATTCGCGGGCGCGCTCATGTGCCGCCTCAACGGTTTCAGCAACGTCAAAGCCTTCGTACTTGCGAAGTCCGTTGTCATACTTGGCCCACACGTGGAAAGGGGCCTTGGTTGTGATTACTACGCGGATTTCTGTGATTTTCGTTCTCATGTGTGTGTGGTGTTTTGCTGTTAACGATGGTTCAAATATACGGGGCTTTATTGTAAATACCAAATAATTTGGCGAAAAAGATGAAAAAAGTTGCCCGCCATGGCTTTTGGTAGCGCTTGCCGGGCTTCCTGTTTTACTTGCCTTGCGCTTTCAGGAAGCACATTTTTGAAAGCTTAGCCGCAAAGGCCCGGCTATAGCCCATCTTCTGAATGTGCGCGGTAAGTTCGCCTTGGTTCATTACCCGCGTGGCAGGCAGGAACGCGGCAACAACCTGCTGAAGCATTTCACCGGTGCTTTCCGGCGCGCCTTCCGCTTCAATCAGCGTTGCATTTTCCTCCCTTACGTTCATAGCGCATGACGTTGGGTGCTGCTTCCATTCCTTAGAGTAGCGGTCTTTTACCATAGTAGCTTGGATGGAAATGCGCGCGCCGTTGATGGCGGTGACGTTGCCTTCTACTTCAAGGTAAAAAGATGAAGAAGAAGTGACTTTTGCCCGGATTTTGCTGCCTACTTTGATTGAAGCTGTCATTGTCTGTGTGGTTTTGTTGTTAACGATGGTTCAAATATACGGCAAGTAAATGAAAGCGCCAAATTATTTGGCAAAAAGATTGAAGTTTATTTTTCAAGCCGGTCAAGGTGCTTACCAAGATTTGCTTCAAATTCGTTAAACGCCTTTAGCGTCATGTTTTGAATAGTGAAGCCGTTTGAAGCTTCAATGATTCTTGATTCATACCAAAGCCCGCCGTTTTCATTGACCATGAAAAAACCTTCCAGCCCTTCCACTTTTACGGCTTTAGGATTGTACCAACCTGAATTTATGCCTGAAGCATAGTTCACAGCCACAAGCGCCGCTTCCATTGTGGCATGTGTGGCGCTGTCTTTCCAGCCGTCAGTTGCTACTTCCTTCAGTGCTTCAATGATAGCCTTATTTTCGATTGACTTTTTCATGACGTTCGGTTTGTTGTTAACGATGGTTCAAATATACAGCGCTTATTCGTAAATACCAAATTATTTGGCAAAAAGATTGCAACTTTCTTTGATAATCGCTTTTATTTCAGTGGCTGAAAGCCCTTTATCAATTATCAAGTGGTGCAACAAATTGCGAAGCTTTTCCTTCAGCGGATTCAGTTCTTTTGAATAACGGTTCAAGCCCCGCTGTTCTGCTGCAACGTCAATGCAGCGCCAAACAAACTTATTCCCTTTTGCGGTTAAAATCCGCTTTTCTTTGCTTTTTACTAAGGCGCTGTAATTTTTCATGACGTTCGGTTTGTTGTTAACGATGCCATAAAGGTAAAGCAAGATGTTCAGAGTACCAAATAATTTAGCAAAAAGATGCAAAAAGAAAAGGCCGGCGCTTCATGAGTACCGGCCATATCTTCATAATCCCATTAAACCAAAGTAAAAACCGCGCAACGGTTAATAAATTGATTTGTACAAAGATAGTAATTAGTTTTCAGGGTGCAAAGCTCTATAAACTTCAATGAGTTCGTAAGGAAAGCCGGTTTTTACGCCAATGTCAATTGCCGCGTCAATTTCAGCGTCTATTGTCCAGCCAAACGGCGTGCCCATTACCACCGTTCCTTTCAGGCTTAATTTCAGCCCTTCTGTGCGGACTTCCAGCCGGTCAGGGTCAATGTGGCGGAAAGACAGCACTTCACCCGGCACAATGCGTTCAGCGGCTTTTATAGAGAAATTTTGCCTACGTTCAGCGGAAGCCGCGCACACTTCAACAAAACTATTGCTGTCACTATTGCCGGCCTGCACTTCCAGTTCCGGAAGAAGCGCTTGCCAAAGTGCTGAGTAAACAAACGCGTGCGGTGCCTTGCTTTCCCATTCCTGAATGAGCGGCTGAAGGTTACCTGTGCGCGCCGCGTTGGCTACTGCAAAAGCAATATGCTTGTCAATGTAAGGCCATTCTGAAGGCTTCATTGCTTCGCCCATAAATAACACGCCATAGGGCAGGGGCGAATAAATAAACAGGCTTGGCGCTTGGCTAATTGCCTGAAGCGCATGGCTCACAGCTTCTGCCTGATCTTTTTGCGCAAGTTCAAACACTTCGCTTTCTAACTTCAGGCCCATCTTTATAGGGTCTTGCCGGTTGTCTTGGTTCATTGCTGGTTGTTTTTACAAAATTAGTCATAAAAATTATAGTAGCTTTCTTCCCCGCGCACTATGCCGTTTGTTACTGCCATTACCAAAACATCAACTTCTTCATCATGTGCAAGTTTTGGAAAGCCCGTACAAGCCGTTATAAAGTCCCGGTTCCATGCCCCGCGCATTAGGAAGACCCGGTTTTGCTCTAAAAAAGGCGTAATGGCTTGGGCCCGCCGCACCTTGTCACCTTCTGACATTTGCCATTCTTCCGCATTTAGCTTGGTGTTATCGGACAAATATTGATACATGGCAATGCCTGAACTTTTCGGCTCTATATAAACGCGGCTGTTTGGGCTTCCGTACTTTTCAACAAAAGCCTGAAGCGCTTGTAAGCGGCGAGAAAACCGGGCCCTTATGCTGAAGTAATCCAAAATAAAAATATAGCCTTGCACGGCGATATAAGCAAGGCACCCTGTAGGGTCATTGTGCCTTTTTTCTTTGTCACTGCTATCAATAACAAAGTTAACTGTCACGCCCTTTGCCGCGTCTGGCAGGCTGAACCATTCCAAAATAGGAAGCATGGCTTCTGTGATAATGTTGCCGCCCGGCGGTTTGATATCTTGCCCAAATTGCCCACTGTAGCCATCAGAACCAAGTTTTGCATGAAAAGCGTCAAGGACTTCACGCGAAAGCCGTTTTTCATCCATAAGGCCATTTTGGTAATACTTGCGAAGTTCAGGCGGGTTCACCCTATATTTATCTTCTGAAGGTATGCAAAGATGCCTGATTTGCCGCCCTTCCTTTTCTGCCTGCCTTAGCCATTCCCCGGAAGGGTCTTTTCCCGCCGCGCGTTGCATAATTTGAACCGTGGGCACTTGGCTTTTTTCCACAACACGCGTTGAAAGGGTCTTATCTACCCAATTGCAAGCCGTTTCAAGAATCGTTTCACTAATGACTTCCTTGACGTTTATAGGGTCATCAACCAATAGTAAATGCGCATGTGAACCGGTAATGTTTGCACCCACGGAAGTCACCTGACGTTCGCCTTTTTGGGTGTTCATGTAATACCCTTTGCTGTCAAAGTCTTTGCGCATTTCAAACCGTTCGCCAAAATAGAACTGAAATTTTTCACTTCTGATAATGTCCCGGCTCCGTGCCGCGTGGCGCATTGCCAAAGATGACGAATGACTTCCTGAAATTATCCGCAAAGAAGGGTCTTTGACCCAAAGCCAGACCGGGAACATAATGCTTGCAAGCGTTGACTTTGAGCTTCCCGGCGGCACGTTTATCAATAGGTCGTATTCCTTTGGTTGCCTATTAATCACCCATTCCCCAACTTTTTGAAGTTCATCAGCGATAAATTCAATATGCCAGTTCATTATTAGCTTGTCCTCAACAATGACCGGCCAAAATTCAGTGAAGAACCGCAAAAACCGGTCTTCCATCAAGGACTTCTTCAGGCCTGCAATGGTTTTCATTCATTGTCATTTGTGGCTTGTTCTTGGTGTTCTTCCAGAAGGTCAGCAATCTTTTCCCGGACTTCCAGCGGCAAGTCTTTCCATGACTGCAAATCCTTTTCAAGCGCGTGGTTTACCGTCTGTTCGCGCACAACGCCATTAAGCCGGTCAGCTTCCGCCGGTGTGCCTATCAGCTTGTAAAGGGCAATTTGTGTTGATGGCTGTTGGCCTTCAAGCCACTTTTTGCGAAGCTTGGCTTTCGTCTTTATGCGCTGGTCTTCAAGGGCCCTTTTTATAACGTCAGATTTGTGCAAGTTCTTGGAATAAAACGTTTCCCGGCTGCAAGGCAAATAGGCCGTTACGTCAGTTATTGTTAAAGCCCCGTGCTTCTTTATAGCTTCAAGGGCCGCTTCTTCAAGTTCCTTCTTTTTAAAACGCATCGAATTAAGATTTTGCACCAAGCACTAACAAACAATATACGAAAAAGGGCGCAACACCACAAAAGTAGCATTGCGCCGCCTAACTTGCTATGAACAACACTTCTTTAAACCCACTGCGGTTGCGGCGGCCTAAACGCTATTTCTACATAAACCACTTCAACCTTCCAGCCGGTTTTTTTCTCTGTATGCGCTTTTAGCCGGTCAGGGATAGACCGGTTTTTATTACATTGCGCTGTTGACCCATAAAAGATGGCCTGCTTCGTGTCGCCATCTTTGCAAAGCCAATAAGCGTTGCAAATAACAACGCGCCCTGTCTTAATCTCGTTTATGTCATGCGTGGTAAACTTCATTTTATAAACTTCCTTTGCGGCTTAAATGCCAGTTCTATTTGGATAACTTCAACGGGCCAACCTGTTTCCCGGCGAACCATGCCAACAAACCTATTGCTTACAAGAACGTCTTTGTTCCCTTGCGGCTCACCTTTGTAAAAAATGGCTTGCGTTGGGTCACCGTCTTTGCATAGCCAGAACAAGCCAATTGCAACCGTGTCGCCATGCGCCGCCTTAGTAACGTCATACGTGGTGTGATTTGGGTTTTTGCTACTGTTCATGTTCTTTGGTATCTGTATTGTAAAATGTTTGAAAAAGGTCGCGCTTTTCAGGCTTTAAAGGAAGGCCGCGCATGAACCGCCACAGCCCAACGCCTGAAAGTATAATTTGCCGGTCTTGCGGGCTATATCGCAAAAGGTTGGTTGTCTGCTGTACTTCTGATTCCAATTCAAACAACTGAAGCCGCTGCTTCAAGCTTGGGTTCTTGACCTGCTTTAGTGCCCGGTATTCGTTCGCCCTGCTTTCTGTCATTATCTGTGTTCTACGTTTTCAACATCGTCATGGCTCCCAAAGCCGTTGGCTTCCGCTTGTTCCATTAGGCCTGAAATGAATTCAACACAGCGTGCCGCTTCTGTGCTGCCTGTGCTTTCTTCCAGTTCAATCATTATGTTCTGAATATGGTCTAAAGCCGGGAATAAGTCTGTGGGCCTTTCGATAACCAAACAAGGCCCTTCTGTGCCCACATAATCAATCAGCTTCATTTCGATTCTTATTTTAGCCCGCAATGCGGTTTTTTTAGCGCATTTAAGGCGATGTCAAAAAACAGCGTGGTAGTGTACGCTGAAAACGGAAAGTGCTTTAAACCGCTTAAAAAGGGCGAAGTTGAGAAATGAACCTATCAAAGTCTGCCCGGCGCGCTTCTAACATCTTGCGCACTTCAACGATTACTTGTTCCGGCTTCAGGTCGCCTTTCTTGCAAATCCGTTCGCCAAAGATTTGTAAAGGCCGGCACGTCAGGTGCCAGTCTTCCGGCGCGTGGATATGGCCATGAATACTTACGTGGCCGTTAACGGTGAAGCCGTGTTCTATCCCACGGCGGTCAGGTTCAATTTTCATTATCCTAGTTTTTTGATTTTCCACATTTTATAGGCCCCTTTGTAAAGCTCAATAAGGCCTTTGTTCTTCAGGCTGTTCAACGTGCTGAAGTGAAAACCGCTCAAAGGGCCCACTTCAACTTCCATCTTGCCGCCTTGATGCTTCAAGCAAGCCATTACATAGGCCTGCTTTTTGGTCAGCTTGACAGAAGGCTTTGGCTTTTCGCCAACGCCAAACAAAAGAAGGGCTTCATCAACCATGTCTTCTTCCACGTCTGTAAGCTTGCGCCCAAGCTTATCAGATAAGTCAACCCGAACGGCGGCGGCAATGCTTTCAGATGAAAGGCTGTTGAATTCAGGGTCTTGCTTGCAGTTGCTAGAATAGATTTCTGAAGCAAGGGTCAAAATTGAAGTTGAAGTTGTCATTTTCTGTGTGGTTTTGCTGTTAACGATGGTTCAAAGATAAGGCGCTTTATATTACCGTCCAAATTATTTGGCAATTTTCTTTAGAAAAAGTTTTTGCAGTTCAGAAGGGCAGGGTTTCAATTGCTACCATTTCAGGACTAAAGCCATTTAGAAAGAAGGGCTTGAAAAAGCCTTGCTTCAGGTGCCCTTGGAAAATTGCGCCGCCGTGGCCTATTTCTTCACATTCCTTTTCTGCCTGCCTTAGCCATTCCCGGTAAATACTTTTCTTGTGCCAAAGAACGGCCTTTTTGCTGTAATCAGTTACCGTGAATTGCCTGAAGGTACGTTCTTCAACCAAGCCGCGCTTTTTGAGCTTGCCTAAGTAGCTGCCCGCCATAAGCCACCCGGCCTTTCCCCTTTGGGCACCGTTGCCGCCGTTGCTTACTTTGTTGTGGGCTTTGTGGCCTGCCCAAAAGATCAAGCCAAATTCAGAAGCCGAAAGCGGGCCGTTCTCACAAAGAATAGACAGCGCCCGATATTGGGCCACGGTAATAAGTGTATATTTCATAATGCCTTATTTTAGCTGAACCAAATCTTTATAACTCGGTGGCAATTCATGGCCCGTTGCGCACAATTCAGAAAGGAAGCCAATAAGGCTTTGTTGCCGCTTTAAAGATGCCGAATTTAACGGCCCTTTGTACTTAAACCACTTCCAGTAAAAAGAACCGTTTAAATATTCGCTTTCAATGTGGCATTCCCTACAAAGCAAGTGAAGGTTTTCAATGTCGTGGGTGCCGCCGTCAAAAACCGCCAATATATGGCACCGCTCAACAACACCTTTTGTGCCACAAGCAAAACAAACATCGGTAGTTCTTTCTATCCAAAACTTGCCGTACTGTTCAGCCAACGTTTCCGCCCAATGGTCATGTATTGACCTTTGACTTGGCATTCTACTTCTGCTCATTTTATCCAAACATGAATATACCCAAAATGAAGAAAACAGCCAAGCAAATCAGGCCTATCATTGCATCTTTGAACATGCGGTCAAGCCAGTAAACAACGCGCTTGTCCATCTTTAAACTGAAACGCTTCAACTTCATGCTGAATGAATTAAAGTGAACAGGATAAAGCCCGCCGCAATGCCTGCCAAAAAGAATAAGCGGTTTGTGAACCGGCGCGCCTTCAACAGGTCGTTTATCGCTTCTTCGCGCGTGGAAACGCCGCTTGCATAGTCGTCCAAAATGCTTGCTAAATTATTCATGCTTGTGTGGTTTTAATGCACCGTTAAAGGTAAGCCATAAGAATCAAACAACCAAAAGAAATGGCAACTAAGTAAGGGCAAGAATATAAATGTCAGTGACAATATAGAACTTGACCCAAAAAACGTCTTGCCGTTCGCCTGCTTCCTTTAGGTCTACAAAAACAATGCCTTCTTCAGGCCAACCGTGCCCGTCCATAGCTGAATAAATAGCTTCTTCAATGGCTTCATGGTCTTCCTCTGACAAGCCGCCAATAATGCCAATAAGGGTATAAGAAAAGCTTTGTGTTGGGTCACTGTCTTTTTCTACCACTATTTGCGCCCGCGTCAAAACCGGCGGTTCTTGATAGATGACAGTTGAACGGTGCGCCCGCTGCTTTAAGTCTTCCCGGCTTTCGTATTGTGCCGCGTAACGGTCTGGCTTGCCGTTGTGCCGGTCTTCCTTGCCTTCCCGGTAATACTTCGCGGCAATTGTGCCGGTCTTCACATAAGCTGGCTTTTTCTGCCCTTCATAGCCCCTGCGGTAACAGTTATAATTTATTGACAGCATAGTTTATTGGTTTACGCCTTTTGTAAAAGAAAAGCCCTTCAGGCACCGTGTCAAACACATAAATTCACAATTGCTTGTGCCTAAGTGCGGGCACGGCAAACGGCTGGTTTCGCCTTCAGCGTCATTAAAGCGGACAAGGCACCGTTCACCGGTCAAAATTTCAAACGCGTCCTGAAGGTAGCCAACAAAAGAACTAAGTTCTTGAGCGTCATAAAATTCAAAGCCGCCGTTTTCTGCTTTAATTTCAAAGCGCTCAGCGTACATGCCAACGCTCAAGTCTTCCGGGCCTTCAATGATGACAGAACCCACAACAATTGGGCCTTCATTCTTCTTCTTCATATTCAGTAATTTCAACATCAATAAATTCACTTATCAGGTCATCGGCTTGCCTTTGGACTTGGTTGATAACAGCAGACCTGCTTTGCCAGTCTTCCGGGAAAGGGTGTTCAAAAGAACCAAATTCAATAATCCTTTCCACCAAAATTACACCGCTGCGGGTCTTTAAAATGTACCTAAACTTTTTAGTCTTGCTCATGCTATGTGGTTTTATCATTTATCAAAACAATTTCCCTAACATCAGGAAGCCATTCCGGGCTTTCATCAAACCAAATGTTCCTGCCATGAACTTTAGTTATCCGGCCTAAACGCGGAAAAAAGTAACCGCGCCCGCTTTTATCAATATCACATTCCCGTAAATACTGCACACGCTTGCCAATATGCCTTCTAAGGGCAGCAGCGCGCTTTTGTAGCTGTTCGCCTTCCAAATAGTTCATATCAAAACATTTTTAGTGTATAATCACCGGTAGTCAGCACCTGCCAAGCTTGGTTGAATATAGCAAGGCCAATTTCAGGTGAAAGGCAATTCCTTAGCAACTTGTCAGCGTTCTTTGTGCCCGGTGGCAACTCAATACCATGGCCGGCTAAATTTTCGCGCTTGTCGCCCCGTGTGCCGTCTTTCAGCTTGTCCATTCGGCCTATCTTGACCGATTGCAAGCCCTGTTCAATAGGAAGCCGGAAATTCGCCCAAAAGTAGTGCCTACCAATTGGCTGTGGCTTTATCAGCGGTTCATAGTAGGTTTTTACATTCTCAACGACATAAAGCCCGCCACGGTGAAAGCTCTGAAGCAAAAGAATTTCTTGCCATAGCTTCATGTCAGGATAACGAACAACGCCTTGCGCATTCAAAAACCAATTGGTCTGGCTGTGGCTTGGGCACGGTGGCGAAGCCCAAACAAAGTCAAAATTCTTGTGGTTCTTTAAAATGTATTCGTGCGCATCGCCAACAATGACTTCATCTTCAGGGTGCCGCCCTTGGTATATTTCAGCAATGTACGGTTCAAGCTCGACCGCCGTAACTTTCACTTTGTCGTTTGGCCAAAGCTCCCTATTGCCCCCAACGCCCGCATAAGCGTTCAGCACTTTAACTCTTCCGTCTTTAGTCATCTTTTCCAATTTCAAAGTGGTGCGCACTTACCAAATCAGACAAGTCAAGACTTGCCCCATTCCAGCCAACAATTTCACCATTGCCATTTACGTCAAAAACCAAATAGTCACTGTCGCCGTCATCCCGCGATAAGAAGCCCGGCACGCCCGTTTCTTTTACTCTGAATATTGTTTCAGCATTGTTTGATATCAAAGTTCCTGTAAAGCCGTCAGGCCCTTTCAGGTGAAAGCTTGCCTTAACGCCCTTTAGCCAACTGTCAAGAACGCCGGTTTCTAAATTCAAAAGCGCTACTATATAGTTTTCTTTGTCAGGGTATTTGCCCTTTGAAACATAAAGCGGCACTTGTGCCGGGTGTTCGCAAGTCTTGCCGTTTACAACCGCGTCTTCAGCGTACCTGAAGCGGAATTTGAAACGCAAATAAGCCGCTGTGGCCCGGTGTTTTTTATAAAACTCAATGGTTTGCATGTCTATTATTTTGAATTAAAGAAACCAACTCTGAAACCGGCCGCAAGTCCCGCTGAAGCAATCTGTGCATCTGCTTGCCGTTCTTGCTCCTGAAAGCATAAGACTTACTTTGCACGTCCGCCGACGTGGCCCACCCCTGAAAAGTGAATTCAGGTATTTTCCCGGTCACTAAAGCAAAAACACACCCCTTGTTTAGTTCATACGGATAAACAAGCAAATTACCGTTTGGCGAATCGCTTGAACGCACTTCTATTTGGTAACCGCTGGCAATAACATCTGAAGAAAGCCTTTGGCCAAAAATCATCTGCTGATACCCGCCCAAAATCTTTGCTACTGCCATTTCAGCCAAAGCGCCAAAAATCATATTGCCTATTTGATGGCGTTCCGGCTTACTGTAGGTTGTAGGGCTTTGAAAACATTCTTGCCTGTTGTTCACAATTCGCCCAAAGCCTATGGCCGCCGCCATGTGCAATTCCGTTTCTGTCAGCCTTATGGCTTGGTGCCTCATTTGAGTATCTTTGCCGTGGTTTTAATTTGAAAAAATCACTTGTTCTGAACTGACGCTTGCATATTGTCTAGGTTCAAAAAATGAACGCCCAATCTGTCTACCACTTCGCTCATGAATTCATGGTCTTTAATTTCGCCCGTGTCGCTCATGTTCTTCATAATGCTGGCAAGCCCAATGACAAGCGTTTCAATGACAAAAAAAGCGCCTAACCGGGTCAAATTGCCGTCAGCAGCTTGCGCGCCCTTTAAGTGGGTAAGCCCATCAAATGACAGGTCTGAACCAACAGGCCTAAACATTGGGCTTGATTTGTCAAAAGCATAGCGGGCAACTAGCTTGATATCAATATCACTTGCAACTTCTGTTTCATCAATATGCACTTCAGGGAACGGATCTTTTTGTGCATCCTTTAGCCTTTCCAATACAACCTTTGTTTTTTCCAGTACTTCAGTTTGGGTTTTAAGTGCAATGACCTGCTTTTCAAAAAGGTCAGAATCTATTGGCAAATCGTTAAGTACCTGCTTCAACAAGCCCAAGGTTAGTTTTTGAGCGCTAAGGCTGTAGTTAATGAATTTAACAAAGTAAGCTGTTTGGTCAAGTGTCATTTGTTTACATTTTTTAAGCAAGGCACAACTTTAAAAGCGCGCCTTGCCTGAATTATGGACTATTGTTTACGGCCTTACCTTTTCGGCTACCACATGCACAAGGCTGAAAACATGAAAGCCGGTGCGCTTAAAAATTGGCGGCTCATACGCTTCAAGCTGAATGTTGCCGGGCTTCGGTTCTTCCTTTAATTTCATGCGCACTTTTTCAGGCAAAGTGAACAGGAATTCAGAAGTAGTGCCGCCCGGAAAGCCGGGGCGCGTTGGCTTTGAAAGCGTGGTGACCAAATAGGTCAGCGTCAATTCCATTTCCATTTCTATTGGGTTTGATTAAAAAATAAATGCTTGTACACTTGGAAGGTCATTTCAGCGTCATACGCTGCATTATGCGCGGCATGAAAGCGCGGGCCATCTTGGTAGGCCTGAATATAACCTTTCCCAACTTTCAAGCCATACCGGTCTATAAAGTTACCAAGGCTGTAACTTTCCACGGGTTCATCAAAAACGCGCGCTGATTCAAACGCAAGCGCCGCGCCTTTGATATCAATAAACGTATAAGGGTGAAAATAATCCTGCCATTTAAACCGGGCAAATTGGCCAATAGCTTTCCGCAAAAAACCAATGTCAAAACTTACGTTCCACCCTGCAATCAAAATTGGATAATTGCCGGTTTCTTCTGACACTTTGCCCCCATTTGCATAATACAGGAAATTTGAAAGCACTTCAAAAGCCTGTTTTGGGCTTCCCAAATTGTTTATTGCTGCTTCTGTGTAGCCATGGCAAGCTTTGTTTTGCTCACTAAGTTCACCTTCTGTTAAAACCTTTGGGCAATACTCTGTAAAAAATCGCTGTTCGCGCAATATCTCACCCGCGCCGGTTTCTATTAAAATGCCGCCAATTTGAAAAGCGTCAGCCGTTGACGGCTTCAATCCGGTCGTTTCGGTATCTATGAATAAAATCTTCATGCTTGTGTGGTTTTTGCCCGCTGGAAGCCTATAGGAAGCCACAGCGGGCATTTGGTTAACTATCGGTAGTCTACACGATAGAAAGTGTAATTGCCGCCTGTGCGCTTCTGAAAAGCACTAATCCGGGTTTCCAATACTTCTGAAATGATATCTTCTAAAAAATATGGCCCAAAGTCTAAGGTTGCATAAACGCTGCCGTTCCGTTCTTCAACCCACAGCGGAACCGTGACCGAAACCGGGTCTTCGCCTTCAATAATCCTCATTTTGAAGTCAATTGACTTTGGCAGGTTCGTTTCAATGATCGTGTTTAAAATCATTGATTTCTTTGTGCGTTCTTCATTTTCGGACGCTTTCAGTTCCTTTTCAACTTTCGCTTCAAGGTTTATCAGCCGGGAAATAAGAATACCCGCCCCGGCTTGGTCTTCAAACAAAAGCGCCGCACGTTCGCGCAAATACTTGCCAAGGCTTGCGGGCGCATACGAATTACCGCCGCACAAATAAGCCGCTTCATTCGTAACAAAAACAGTGCCTTTGATTTCATCCTGAAAGCTTTCAGGCATGTTTATATTAGTCCTGAAAACAACGCAAGCGTCTTCGCGGCTCACAATAAACAAGGACGTTTCAGGCGCGGGCCTTTGCTGAAGGCAAAAATCAAACGGCGCGTCAATGTTTGCTGACAGGTCAAAGCCTTGGCGTTCAATTATGTCCGGAAGGTCACCCGTCCTGATATTCAGCCCGTCATCAGGTAAGTTTTCAATTTTAATCGTTGGTTCCATCTTTCAATCTTTGGTTATTTAATTCACGTAACAATGAAGACTGACGCTCACCCGCCTGAAGCGCGCGCTTCAGGACAAGGCCGCCGTCAGCGTCATAAATAAGCATTTTCCCGGTGGCATAGTCAGGCACCAAATAAAGCGTGCCTACTTCTTCCGTGAAGCCGGTCTGTATTTCAGTGACAAGTTCACCTGACTTTTTGCGCAACTCTTTCAGGCGGTCGTTGTACTGCTTCGCAATTTGTTTTTTCTCTGCGGTAACTTCAAGCAAGTCTTTGGCTGTTTCAACAATAGCCCGCTTGCGGTCTTCCAGTTCTTCAGGCGAAAGTTCGCGCTGATAGGTCTGGTTGGGCACAACATCGCCAAGCCCTTCCAGCACTTCAATAATTTCTTCTGCGGACTTGCCGCTAAAATCTAGCATTTTTCAAAGTTTAAAAGGTTAATTGAAAGCCATTCAAAACCGGGCACCTTTGAAGGCACAAACACGAATTTTAAACCCTTTTCAGCAAGTGCTTCTGACAGGGCCTTCTTCCTTGTCGGCTGATAGCTTGAAGATACAATAAAATTCCCTGAAGTACCGGTATAAAACAGGCCAACAAAGCTTTTTGAATTGCGCGCCATAATTGACACTTTTTCGGCAATTTCTTCTTCTTTGCCGGTCACCTTGCCGGTCATTGATACCCAAAAAATAAAGCTTAGGCCTTGAAAGCACTTGAGCAAGGGCCCTTGTCTTTTCATTGTCGTTTCCTCCCAATTTTCAATGCTTTCGACCAAACAGGTATGGCGAGAATTGTGACGGTCAAAACCCTTTGGGATTCCTTCAGAAATTGCATAGTAATCAATTTCATCCGGAAGGGCACGCAAAGCAACGCTTGCTTCAGGGTTAAATTCCATACAGGCGCGCCCGTGCTTGTGGTAGGCTTTCCAATACAAATCCTTTAACTCAAGCATCAAAGCAAAAGCTTCAAAAGCCCCTGAAAACCCACAATAGACGCTGACGTTGTGTTCAACGCGCCGCCTGTGGTCGCCGTGGTATTCTTTAGCTAACTTGCTGCCCGGCCTGACTAATGGAATAGCTTTGTAACGGACTGGCTTAAAAGGTTTGAATTTTTCAGTCATCGCCTGTGTGGTTTTTGTTAACGATGACGCTAAGTTATGCCAAACTATTTGAAAAACCAAATAATTTAACAACTACTAAAAAAGAAGGCCATCTTCTTCAGGCAGCGGGGCTTCTTCCCCTGCCTTTATTGCGTTCATATTGAACCGGCGGTTATTCATGTTTACTTGCATACCGTATTCCTTGACAAAATCAAGCAGCACAAGCGCGCCTTCATAAGACCTTTTTGTTTTTGTAGTCACCAAAAATAAATGCTTTACCCGCCTGCTTTTCATAAACTGAACAAGCGCTTCAAGCGCGCGCGGTGCATCAATTGTTTGCAAATACTGACGGTAAGCACTGGCAAAGCCTTTTGGTGTTTGAGCTTCAGGGGCCCGCCAAAGGCTACGTGGTGGCGTTAGCATTGTGGTAAGTAAAAAATAATCCCGACAAACACCTGTTGAAGCGCTTTCTGAAAACTTTGCCACCGCTGACATATAGTTCTTTTCAGGTGCGTTAAAAGTCGGAATCAAAGTTATCTTATCATCATTCATAAGTGCAAGCGTTTGATATTTTGTCAAAGTTAATGCCCATTCCATTGATGGCAAATATATTGTCTTCAAACATGCTAGGATATTTTATGACAAGATAAACGGTATTGTTTACATTGACCAAAGAATAAACAGCCGCTTTTGTCTCAAGAACTTTGTTTGCTTCAGAAACAAAAGCCCTGCCTAAGTCATCAGGCAGGACTTCTTCAATTGGTTTTCCTGTGATTTCTGCCCGCGTTTGTTTGCTGAACTTGCTTACAAGTTCTTTAACAAACAAGTCATTAAAAGATAATAATTCAAGGTCAGAAGAAGATGACAGCCACTGCGGGAAAGGAAAAGAGTTTTCAGAGACTTGCATCATTAAAATCTGGCTTCGCAAGTCTGATATTTTCGCTTTTGAATGTTGCGTTTTTTCAACCTGTTCGGCCCATACGCTTTTCAAGGCTTCAAAATCTTCGCGCAAGCGCTGAAGTTCTTCTTGCCTTTCTTTAAAGACTAGCTGATAGGTACTTTTTGATTCCCTGAACAGGTTAATGATAAAAGTCAAAACGCCGCCGCCTATAGCGCTGATAATCGCTAGTAATACTTCCTTTTGCACTGCCTTGTTTTTTATGCCCGCCAAAGCCCCTATTCTTTTTGAACAACCAAGCTGTCTATCAGCTTCGCGTTCCTAACACTCAATTTACGGGTTTCCGTGGCAAAAGTTGCAAACATGCTGTCATTTTTCAAAAACTGCTGACGCGTGCTATTTACCCGGTCATTCATAAGGCGCTGAAACTCTAAGTCAAGGCTGTCTTTTGCGCCAATTTCATGCTGCACTACTGAATCAGGCCTCAATATGTCAGTTGAAAAAACCAAAAGGCAAAGCCCTAAAGTGTTGAGCAGTGTCAACGCTACAATAATTTTCAAAAAGGTACTACGCTGCATAAATTTTTATTTTAATGCGTTCAGTTTTTGGAAACCTAAAATAGTAAGCCCCTAAGAATAAAAAAACGATTCTTGAAAAAAAAGAAAGGCTGTACTTTGTACTAAAACCGCTGCCAGAACGGGCCAATAAGACCTTTTTATAAACAGCAGGGAAAACAGATACTTCAATTTCTGGCTGGCTGCAAAAAATATGCAAATTCCCGCCAAATATTACCCACAAAACACGCAAAGGCCGTTCAAGAACAAACCTAGAAATATAATGCTTTTTGCCCCTGTAGACGGGCAAAGGCTTTGAATCAGGCGAAGCCGTTGAAAGGCTAACGCTATTTTTGCCGCTGTACTTTGTGGGTATTAATCGAATCATTTGAAACATTTTTAAAGTCAATAAAGACTTCCTTGCCGGTGCTGTCAATAACCGTAAACCCTGACAATTTAGGGAAAAAATTTACTATTTCGTTTGAATTGTAAATTCCGCCCTTTTCCAGCCAGACACCATTGACAACATAAACCGTTCTTGCCTGATGTTGTTGGCCCTTATCAAAAGGCAAGTAACTTTCAGGCAGGAAATAAACAGCGGCTGCGAATACAACAGCCAAAACCGCCACAACGTTAATCAGCGTTTTCATTTTTAAGCTTTTTATTTACTTCTTCTAACATCCGGCCAATATTTGCCGCTTCTATATGCGCACTGTAGCGCCGTTCTTCCGTTAATTCTGCAATATCGTAACCAATGCTTATTAACACGTCTTTCATGCTGTCTAAAAGCATTTCCAGACGTGAATAATGGCCGGCATAAATAGCCGCCTTTTCTTCCAAGTCCGCGTACCTTATGTAAGCTGCATTTTTACAGTCTTCATTTGTGCTGTAATGGCTGCGAGTGTCTTTGTAAAACTCTGAACGCTTTGCCTTTGCTTGGTGCTTGAAATAGTCTTTCAAATACCTTGCTTCACCAAAGTCTGTTGACAGCGCGGCTTTTGCCGCTGCAAGCTTCCGCCGCGCTGTCAACAAAGTAGCTTTGTGAATTGGGTCAACGGAAGGCAAAGCCCTGTACCAATTGACCCAATACTCAGCCGCTTCATAAGCCCATAAAGGTGAAGGTTTACTTTTGTGCATTAGCGTAATCTTTCCAGCTTTCACGGATAAGCGTTGCAAAGCTTTGATTCACTTTTTTATCAAAGTCATCCGGTTCAACCTTTCCATCTTGGGCCATTTGATTGAAGAAGAACTTAGCCCACTTGATTTTGTTAAGGCTGTTTTCGTCAATGTCATAGCCTTTCGATTCAAGGAAAGACTTCACGCCATTTGAATCCCATTCAGCGTTGAACCACTTGAATAGTTGCTTCACTTGGTCTTTGTTGAATTCAATGACCGGTGAAGGCGCGCTTGTTTTTGGCTGTGCTTTTGGCGGCTTCGCGTCAGGCACTTCAGCCAAAAACGGCTGGAAATGTTCACCAATTTGGTGCTGATATTCTTGGTCATCAAACCGGCCTTCAAATACATCAGAATTAACCCCAATAAAAGAAAGCGATTTGCTGACAACGGCCGTTGAAACCCGCTTCATAAGGTCTGTGACCGGCTTGTAAACGCCCCGCTCAACCTGAAAAACCCAAATGCTTCCTTCTGTCTCAAAGCTGATTTCTGTGCCGTCAATAGGGCTTGGATAGTAAAATTCTGCTGTAAGCATCAGCAAAAGGGCAGGCACTGAACGGCCACCGCCGATGTCAACAGGCCCCAAGTCCTGAAGGTCGAACTTCTTTTTTCTGACGCCCCATTTAGCGCCGTAAGGGCCAAACATCGCAGTAGCCTTCAGGCGCGTCAATTGCGCGTCAACAGAAGACAACCGGCGGCCGTCTTTAATCTTCTTCACCCATTCCGGGTTAGTCTTACAGCCCTGAAGCCAAAGCTGAAGATTTGCCTTCACTTGTTCGGCCTTGCTCACAATAAAATCAAGGCCGTCAAGCTTGCCGTAAATACGGCTTAAAGCTTCTAATTCCGCCGCGCTGTAAATGTCTTCAACGCTTTTTGCTTTAGCCACCGGTTTCTTTGCCGGTGCCGCCTTCTTTGTGGTAGTTGTTTTGCTTGTACTCATGTCATGTGTGGTTTATAGTTGCAAACATACAGGAATAAAAAACAAAATCCAAATTATTTGACATTCAAAAGCCGGTCAATTGCTTTTTTTGCAACGCTGTAATTGAATCGCCTTGAAGCATACAAAGCCGCCGCGTAATTCCGGGCAAAGCTTATTTCATTTTCGCGTTCATACCTTTTGACGTGGTAAAAAGCCAAGCCTTCAGCAACTTGTGACAAGACAACGCCAACTGTCATGAATACAAAAACAAACCACATAAGCCAATGGAAAAAACCTGACGTACTTGAAACCGCAACCCAAAGCCCGGCTTGGTTCAGCAGAAGCACAAACAGCTTTGCAGCGTAATCAATAGCCGCTTTTATTCTTTGCTTTCTCATTTGAATTGGTTGTTAAACTGTTTATTGAGTGACTGAAGCACAATATAAGCCAAAGACCAATATCGGTACTTTTCATTGCGATTTTCAAGGGCGCGCCGGGCCCGGGCAATAGACTTTTCTGAACCGCCCTGAAGTTCAAGTTGGACAAGCTTTTCGGTGCTTTCCTTTACCCTTGTTTTATACGTGCCTTGAGCCGTGCGGCAATAGTCTTGGTCTTTCAAGGCTTCCAGCGCTTTACCCTTCTTTTTAAACTTATGGACAAAAAAAGCCTGCCCGCTCCGCATTTCTATTTCCAGCCCTTTTATTTTTGTGCGCCCTTCCTGATATTGAACTTTGCCAATATTCAAAAGTGGCCTTGAAAAATCCGGCCGCTCTGAAACAGAAGCGCTTTCTTTTTCAGGTGGCCTTGCCGGTGCTTCGGCTTTTGGGACAACTGTTGGAACCGCTGGTTTTTGTTCAACCACAGTTGAAAGCTTTGCCTTCAAATCCTGAATTTGCCTTGTAAGTTCTGCAATTTTTTCTTCTTCCTTCAAACGCTCAGCCATTTGCTTTGCTTGGCGCTCAGCTTCACGGGCTTCAACGCTTCCAACGCGCTGGAAGACTTTAAAACCGTTTTGCCGGTAATATTCTCTATCCCTTTTTTCCGGCGCTACTGATTCAGCCATTGCCGCCAAATTATGAAGCCGTGTTTGAACATTACTGCCAAGGCTTGCCTGAAGCCTGCGAAAAGCTGAATCGGTCAAATCCGCTTCTTCCGCGCCCATATCTTGCCGCGTTTCAAAAGCATAAAGTTCTTCTTGATAACTGGCAAAAATGACCACCACCCAAGCGAAAAAACCAACTAGGACTGAAAAAATCTTTAACGTCCACCGGGTAGTATTATGAATCGTGCGCCCGGTGCCGTGCGTTTCTTCAAGCTGGTTTTTCCTTTCCTGATAAACCGATTCAATCCTTTCTTTTTCCGCTATGGCCGCGTTTAGCTCACTTTGCCTTTTTTCTTCATACTTGCTTGAAACAGCGGCAAGTTCGCCGGCCATATCAGCCGCGTACTTTTGCGCCTGCTGTATGGCTTTTGTTTTCAAGGAAAGATAAGTCTTGTTCCTAATTTTTTCTAAGCTGTCCCATCTAACCTGTTCAGCTTCTGCACTGGCAATTAGCTTTTCATACTTCGCTTTTATAAGTTCTTCCTGACCTTTCTGCAAGTCACTGTAATAACTCACCCTTTTTTCTGCTTTGCTGTCAACTTCGCTTTTTTGAGATTGGAAGACACTATGAAGCTTTGAAACGTCATAGCCTTTGTACGTTGGAAGAACATTGTTCCCGACATTAATGCCGCCTATAGTCAGCGTCAAAGGGTTAAGCACGCTAAAAAGAATCAGCTTGAAAAGGTTTACCTTCTTCATCCTTATCCAGCTTTCGCCATTGCCTTCATAAAGCTTTTGGCGAAAAAACAGGTGCCATTGATCGGTAAAACCTGATTCAATTGACAAGCTTACAATAATGGAAAGGAAAACAGAAACAGCAGCAATAAAGCGCCCGGTCAATCCAATGGCATTGAACGTGTTTACAAAAACAGTATAAGTGACAAAAGAAGTCAACATTATACTAACTGCGTGCGCGGACACTTTTATTTTAATGTCCCGCTTTATCATTCGAGCGTAAAAACGCCCGAACAAGTTCGCATTATCTACAACCCGCTCATTATCAGTAGCTTGTGTACTTTCGGTCTGTGTGGCCATATATTGTTGTTTTGAAGCGTCAACAATATATGCAAAATGTTTATTTAATCCAAATAGAACGGGTTTGCAACCTTTGTTGTCCTGTCTACAAAGATGCTGCTTTGCTGGTCGCCGTAAACAACATCTTTTGGCACGTAAACATTTTTGGGAAATTCCCTTTCAAGGCTGAAAATGTCTTTCATCAAGCGTTCAAGGTCTTCAGCGTCAAAAACTTTATACGCGCCTTCATCTTCTTCAACGTCAATAACTGAAAAAACCGCTGCTTTGTCTAAACAATCGGTGACAGGCGAAAAACGGCCCACGAAACGCGCATACTTTGACGCTGTGCCCGCTTCTTCAGGTAGCCAGCATACAAAGCCGCTGTCAGTGCCCGCGTGCCCATAGAACGGACGGGAAACGGTTTTTAATGGGAAAAAGAATTCAGCAATTTTCTGAAACAGGCTTTTCATGGCTGCAAATTAAAAAGCGCGCGCCATAGGCTGAGAACCTGCAAGGCGCGCGCGGAAAATCGTTAACAAACAAAATCTTTAATAGTCATTAGGGGCCGGCGGCAAGACTTCAGTGGGCAACTTTATACGCAACTGCCCGGCGCGGCCCAATACAACTTGAAGCCGTTCTTGGCAGTCATACAAGCCCCGCAAATAAAGTTCTGCAATATACGGGTACATTTGCTTTAACAAACGCTTTTGAAGTTCTTGAAGTTCTTCAGTGTCCATTTCCATAATCCGCGCAGATAAAAGGCCCCGCTGCGAAGCTGGAATTTCGTGCTTTCCGTCCATCATGTTATTAACGTCATCAAGCCTTTTTAACAGCCAATTCTCCTTGGTGACAAGGTAGCTGTCATCCATTTCTGCAATCAGCATTTCATTGCCTTCTTTGTCTCTGTTGATTTCGTACATTCTGTGTGGTTTTATTGTATTATTTTTTCCGCCAACAATGCCATACGGCAATTTGACTGAATCAGGAAAAGCTTTTTCCCGAAAGGAAATGTGGTTTCTTGATATCTTGCTGCTCGTGTTTTCTTCTTCAAGAAAATCCAGAACATTCAAAAAATTTTGGGTAACAAAAATAGCTACTGCCATCCAAACAAAAAAACCTGCAAGCTTTAATGCTTTCATTATGACACTTTTTTTAACAGGCACGTTTTGTACCGGCGGAATGAATTTGCCCCGCGTATTCTCAAAATCAAGTCTTCATAGTTTTGAAAATCCCGGTTATTAGTTGGCAGCATCAAAACCACCTTTGAAACATTCCGCTTTTCTGACTTGCTGTAAAACCTCACAACTTTGTATTCAAGGCCTTCAGCAATAATCTGTTCTGCATATTCGTAACCAAGGCGCAAAGCAAGGCTTGCTTCAATCTTGCCGTACTTTTTGCCGCGCAAGATATTGCCAATTGTGATTGCAAGTTTTGTAAGCTTTGTTCCTTTGTAATTCATGTTGTGTGGTTTTGCTGTTAACGATGGTTCAAATATACGGCGCTTTATATTGCCGTCCAAATTATTTGGGTATTGTTTTAAAGTTTTTTTGAAAAGCCGGGCAAGCAGTTCATTTAAACTTGCCCGGCACCTTCTTACGCTTCAAGTTCCTGAAGCGATTTTTCCAATTCAGAAACCCGCTCTTTCAGGTTTTCAATAATGTGTGGCGCTTTTGGTGTGCCATCAGCCCAAACAGGGTTGAAGTCCTTTACATCTTGCTTAGCTTCTTTCAGCCAGCGGTTCAACTGCTTGGCTGTAGGCCCTTTAGGCTTGGGCGCGCGCTTTTTAGCTTCCTGCTTAGCTTTCAGCTTAGCAGCGCATATGGAGCAAACGCGGTGGCCGTCTGCTTTAGCTTTTGCAAATTCGGAAGTGTGTACCGTAGCCGATGCAACGCCTGTAAGCTTCCGGCCGCAAATGCTGTAAAAACTGCCCATCAGGTCTTTGGATGTTGTTGCGTGAATCATGTTGTGTGGTGTTTTGTTGTTAACGATAGGTCAAATATACAGCGCTTATTTGTAAACACCAAATTATTTGGTTAAAATCTTATTATTTTTTCAATTATTTCTTCAACTAAAGATTGGTATTGCCAATCAAAGCCTTGGCCCTCAGTGTAGATAAGAACGCCGTGGAATTGACAGCTAATACCGTGTTCGTCAATAAGTTCTTGAATATTTTTAGAATTGCGTACTGTCTTTAAAAACCGTTGCGTTTTTTCATCTTCCCTTAAAGGGAACGAAAAGGCTAAATTTAAAACACGGCTATCTGATGACCCAAAAAGCTCCGCGTTACCGCTCCCGCCAATTGAAAGCAACTCACCAATAAAACCAGAAACTTCAGGGAAATGGCGTTCAACCCAACTAAGCGCTTGATTTTTCCGCCCCGTACAATTTAACAAAGACTGAATTTCAGGAAGCCCACAAGAAAAAGCCATATCATTTGAAATAAAGTGAATAAAAAAAAGAAGGGGCCGGTTCAGTGCCGGGCCCCATTCTAACCACACAGACATGAAAGGCCGCCCTGACGGACGGGCTTTGGTCTGATTCTTCAAAGGTAAACGTTTAATATTGCCTTTGCAAAAGGCAAGCAACATTTATCTTTTTATAATTTGTTCCGGGCCTTCAGCTTCAAAAGAATTGCTTCTTTTATACAAAGCATTAAAGCGTCACGTTGGTCTTCTTCCCCGGCAACTTTTACTTGTGGGAATGCCCGCTTCAGCTTGGCGGCGCTGACCTTGCTTGGATAAATGCGCTTATTGCCAGCAAGAACGCGGCTGACTAACGTAGGCATAAAATCTTCATCTTTCATAGGCTTCAGCTTTTTGCTTTCAAAGTTCATCCTATGGTCAGAAGGCACCAATTCATAAGTCAAAGCCAGTTCATCCATTTGCTGGATAATGGCGTTTGCCTTTTCATTGCACCTTGCTGAATGAAAAAGGTGCATAAGGCAGCGCTGTTCAATCGTCACTTTAGGCAAGCGCTGAAGCGTTAAGCTTCTTTTTAAACGCTCATTCGTGCCAAAAATAGTTGCCATTGTCGGCACTTCAAGCTTTACAACAACGTTAGGCCGCCCGTGCTGCTGTACGGTATCAAACAAAAATTCCCTGATCTTAGTGGGTTTGACAAGTTCATAAAAAAGAACATTATCAGCCGCGCTGTCATATACAGCACAGCCAGCGTTTACCGTGTCAGGGTCGATTCCAACAATAATCTTGCCTTCTGTTTTTACAGTTGGCAAAACTGAAAAGTCATACCTGTCATCGTAACTTGTCGTTTTAGTCTTTTCCTTTTTTGCCAAAGTCCTGAATTCTTCAAGTGTCATAAGCGCCATAAGTAAAGCGGTTTTTCACCACACCAAGCATTTAGCGCCCATAACACACTATAAACCAACTACTTCAAAACGATAATAAGCCGGGCTTTGTTCCGCAAAGCCCGGCTTTGCTTCAGGTGCTTACAAATTGCGCTGTTTTAAAGCCCTGTAAGCCCATGAAATGCCAGACGCAAGCCCAAGGCCGAGCAATAGGCTAAAAATCAACTGACCCCAACCTGAAGCGTCTGACGCGGCAAAATGGAAAGCCATGCCAGCCAATAATAATAAATAGCAAAAAGTCTTCATAGTGTTTTGGTTTTAATAGCTGCCCGGTGGTGGTGGCGTTGAACCGCTGCCTGAAGGCTTGCTCATTACGCTAAAATCCAAGACCACAAAATTAACCTGATAAGTGTTGTTTTGGTCTTGCTTGCGGTTTATCCGGCCTCTGATAAGAACCTTATTTCCTTTGCTTACATGCTTAGAAATGAGTTCGGCCGTTTTTGCAAAAGCTACAAGGCTAAAAGGGTTTGTTTCCTGCCGGTATTCGCCGTTTGCCTGCTTTATGCTGTCATTGACAAGCACAAACAAATTACAATAGGTAGTGCCATTGCCGCTTTGCTTCAGTTCAGGTTCCGTTCCAACGTTGCCAATAATCTGAAAAGTCGCTTCATTAATTATCATTTGAATACACTTTTTGACGGGGCCCACTTGAAGCCCCTGTTTATAAAATCTTCAAAACGCGCTGATTGATAGGGCACTTCCGCCCATTCAATATCAACAGCTTCTTCACTGTCATTCAAGATTTTTGCCACAACAACCTTTTCATTGCCGCTGACAGGTTTTAGTTTTTTATCGAATAACCCGCTAAGGTATGCTTGGTAAATGCTTTCTGTGCCCATTAAAACGGGTTTGTAAATTCTTCAACCGGTATGTCTGAAACTTGAACGTGCATAGTGTTGAAGTCTACCTCAAGCACTAAGTTCTTCGTTTTGCCCGTTGTCCGCTTCCCGTAATACTGGAAATGTATATAATTGGGAATGTATTTAGGGTCATCAGGCAAGCTGTCTTCAGCTTCAAACCTTGACAGGCTAAAAAACAGGTCAGCCGGTTCAGCAACTTTACTTCCTGACCTTGGCACGTCATGAAGGGCGCGCCGGATTGATGAAATTGGCGTTGGTACATGAACAAGGTCAAAAACGCCAATTTTATATTCATTTGCAAGCTTCTTCAGGCCCGCCGCGTTCCTAATATCATTATGGACTTCCCCAAGTCCGTGGTCAGCCATCATGCTATGGCCATCAACGCCAAGCGCTTCAACATGGCCATATTTTTTTATCAAAGCTTCAATAAAAACCCTGTATTGATCGGCCCCCATACTGGTTTCATCGTCAATTATCATCCTATCGCCATAAAGGCCGTTAAGTTCTTCCTGAACCATTTCAATGGCCCGGTGCCGCTTTTCAGGGTCTGCAAAGTATTTAGAAAGCCGCTGAACCGTGTCTTCATATCCAATCACAATGTCATTGTCATCAAGAATCGGTTCAGCCTGAAAGCTGCCTTTCAAGATACGTTTACCAAAACCAACGCGGCTGTCTTCCATTGTTGAAATTACTGCCCGGTGCCCGGCTTCGCACATTGAACGCGCAACCTGAAGAAGAAGCGCCGACTTACCAACGCCCTGCTTGCCCAATATCTGACAATACTTGCCCCGGAAATTATAGCCTTCCAGCTTGTCAACTAACGCAATGCCGCAACTTTGCGCTTTGCCCATAATTGCCGCGCTTACATTTTCGGCTATTTCAGGGACAAGTTCAGCGGCTGTGAAGCCAAGGTTGTTTTCATCCCTTTCAAAAGTGCGTTCACTGTAATTAGCAACAATTTCTTCAAGCTTTGCTTCAGGAAGGGAAAGATCGAAATTATTGTTCACTTGCCGCAAAAAAAACAGTATGCGCCGCAAGCTGAAAGAACTATTCCGCGCAAACTCTTTGCACGTTTCAATAAGTTCAATTTCGTTCTTGAAGCTTCTGCCCATGTGGGAATTTTGGAAAGCCACAAAAGCTTTCTTTTCTGCCCACTTTTCAGCGTCACGTTCATATAGCCCTAAAATTGTGCCTTGGACGTTTGCAACGTCCCACGTATCAGGGTCATCACCTATTACGTTAACGCAATAGTCAGTAATTTTATCAAAAGCAACTTCACCATTGCCTTTTTCACCAACACCAAGGTCATTGCACCAAGCGGCCAATTGGTGCATAAAGTTGTTTCTGTTGTTCTGGAAATAGTCATCATGGCTGTACTTCCTTAAAGTCAGCCTTACAGCCATATCAAACCGCGCGCTGTCACCTTTGGGCACGTCTTCCCCTTCAATGATGTTTTTGTTTTCGGGCTTGGTTAAAGCCCTTTCCTTTAGGGCCACAAGTTCTTCAGAAGGCAAAATAATACTTCCGCCGGTTTCAAGGTAGTCTACCGGACCTTGCGCTATTTCCATAATTTCTTCCACTTCAAGTGAAAGTTCATGCGGCTTCAGCCTGATCTTGTACAAACCTGTTTTTTGGTGCCTGCTGTTTGGTAGCCTGATGAACTTCACCGGGGCCTGAATAGCCGTATCAAGGTGGTTCAGGCCAAGCTTTTGCTTTAATTCTTTTTGCATTGCCCGCACTTGCGACGGAAGGCCAGCGCTTGCCGGGAAACCGCCAAAATGTTCAGCGCGCAAAGCAAGGTGAAAGCCCTTGCCGCCACTGAAGTATATTTCAATGTGTTCAGGCTGAACATTGCATTGGACTGCTAAAAAATTAGCAAGCTTACGCGTTTCCTGCCGGGCAACTTCAATGTCTTCAATGCTGTCACCTCCGTCAATATCAAAAAAAACGGTATCACAAAAGACTTTCCCGGCAAACCCTTTCACGTTCCCTTCAGGGTCTTTTTCGCTTTTCGTGTTTTCAAGGTGGCTGAAAACCGTCTTGTCAAAAGGGAAAATTGTCCTATAAGCTTGGAAAGGCCGGTGCCGGGCCTGAATGATATCAGAAAGCGCCACAACCTTCATTGTGTGCTTTAAAGTGTTTTCTATAAATTCAATGTACATGCTGTGTGGTTTGGTAGCTTGTTCAACCGGTCTTTTGGCGCATACCCAAAATACCAGCCATCCGCAATATAAGGAAGTGCTTTTGCCCGGTCAAATGTTTTGTGAATTATTTGGCGTTCTTGGACTTGAAGCCCGGCACGCTGATAAGCTAAAGCAAAATGTTCTTCAGGGTCAAAAGCAAAAAATAGTTCAGTTAAAAGCTGTTCCGGCAACATTTCGCCATATACTTTCAGCCATGCTTCATTGCGCTGAACATAAGTATTGAAAAACCTGTAATGTAAAATTTGGTATGCTTTTGGCTCAGGGTTTAAAAGCAAGTCATAAGCCTTTAGCGCTTCATCGCCGCTCATGCCGTCAAGCGTGTCTATTTTATAGCCCATCTTAAACGACAAATATTTATATCCCTGTTCCCACACCTTTTTTGAAGCGGTGCCTTCATATACGTGGCGAATGTCCGCAATTCCTGCGAACATGCCACGCAATAAATTTACCTTTTCCGCTTCAGAAAGGGTTTCTTCAATAGTTTGCATTAGGTAAGCGGCTTTATGTATTGCAAATTGGCGTAAAGCTTGTAAAAATCCTGCCCTGTCATTGAACGCACAAAGCGGCTTTGTGTGATTGACAGCCAACTTGAACTTTGGGCCATAGCTTTTTCAGACTTAATTTTTGCATATTGAACATAGCCTTCTATGTAAGACCCAATTGCAATAAAAACTTCTTGCCCGGTCGTGGTGTCTATAGCCCTGTAAATAGCGGTTGAATTGGTAGGCCTTAAAACGTCTGCTCCGGAAATATCCAATAGCTCCAATTCAAGCAAGGCTATAAAGACTAAAAATTCATGCTTTGAATAGGTCGAAAGTGGAACGCCAATAGAAAAGTTGCCGCTTGGTTGCTCAACAACTTCGCACCTTACAGCGTGCTTTATAAAATGCTCATGGTAGCGAACAGCAAATTGATACTCACTGAATGAATGGTCAGGGTAAAAATAGTCCACTATTTCAATAAAATCATTGGCAAACATATGTAAATTGCCATAACATTTAAGGCCGGCATAAGTAGGACGGTAAACAAATAGCCCGGATAATTCATCAACCTCCACTGTCAAAACATCAAGAAATTTATACAATGACTTGTGCAAGTGCGGCTTGGAAATTTGACAACTAACGTCTTTTAAAGCCCACAGGCCCATTTCAAACGCTAAAATGACAGCGTTTGCCTTGGAAGTGCCCATTCTTTTAAAGCTTCTCATGTCGTGAACCTTAAAGCCATCGTCATGAAGCACTATTCCACGGGAATTTAATATTGGCAGGAAAACAACTCTGTAAGCGCGGCGGATTTCGTCAAGCTCAAAGCTGTCATACTGAAGGACAAAATTCACAAAATCATCAAAAAGGCTTGCGCCGGTTTCAAGGTGCTTGTGATAAACAGCGTAGCCCGCCGGGCTTTTTGATACTTCTAAATTCCTTAAAGCTAAAATCTTGTCAAACATGCTGTGTGGTTTTTGTTAACGATGGCGTAAAGATAAGCCCAAAAAAATACAAACCAAATTATTTGGAAAACTTTTTCATCAAAGTGATAAAATCCTGTCCGTTTGGCGTGTGGTTTTCTTTTGCCAAAAGGTTAACAACCCGCCGCAATTGTTGAGCTTTAGACGGATTATTCCTTATTGCTTCAAAAAACCTTGAAGCATTTGGCACCATGCCGTTGAACTGCGGATAGTTGTTTTCTATAAACTTGACAAACCTTGAATAGTAAATATCGCCCTTGACAGCTTCTGTGCTGCCCTGTGCTGGGTTTTCTTGCCATTCTTGGGCACTGCTAAGGTTTGTTTCAAAATGTTCCTTCCTGATAAAGGAAACAAGGTTGATATTTTCAGGCTTGGGGAATTTTTCTGTAAAGTACCAAACTTTGAAGTCAATGACCTTTTTGAAGTCTTCAAGCCTATAGCCCCTATTTGCCCAATAAACCACTTTATCAAACATGCCTTGTGTGTAAGGCTTTGTTTGCTTCTTCCCGGTCTTCTCTATAAAGTGCGCTGTCACGTCATAAATAAGCCCCGCGTGCTTTAGGTTCTTTGGGTTCAGCCTTTCAATTAACCGTAATTCAGGGTCATTCACTGCCTTTTTTGCAAAAAGGCTTGACAGTTCTTTGTTCTTATTATTGGTGTTCTTATTACTGTTGTTCTTATTTGTCGGATTTTTTTCCGAGTTATCTCGGATTTTTTTCCGAGCTGTCTCGGATTTTTTTCCGAGTTCTTGCCGTTCTTCTGCTTTGCTCGGATTTTTTTCCGAGTTGTCAGCAAACAAATTCAAGGCTTCTTTTTCAAACTGAAGGTGCTTTGCTTCAAGGCCCATTTTATCAAGCCGCGCAAGATAAATTTCATCCTTCTTTTTCATCCAGTATTCAAGAACCGGCGAAAGGGCTATAAAGTCTTTTTTATTGTCTGTCCTGTAAACTATCAAGCAAGCCTTTTCTAGTGCTTTATTAATACGATAAACCGTGTCCGGCTTCATGCTAATGGCAGGAAATTCAGATATAACTTTGTTCCGGCTGATATGGTAGAACCGGCGGCCGTTCATGTCAGTCCATCTTGCCCACACCGGGCATTTGACATAGTAATTCAAAACAGCGCCTTGAGAAAGGGACAAGCTGAAGTCAATCAAGAATTCTTGGTCAGCAGAAATGTTGTACTGCATTGTTTAAAGTTTACGGGTTGAAAAATGAAAGTGCCGCCAATATATGTAAATTATCCAAATAAAAAAAGCCCGCTGATTTTTGTCAGCGGGCTTCTATTCACTTTCATTTCAATACATACAATAGACCCGTAAAAGTCAATGCAAAGCCTAAAGGTATAACCTTCAGCGCTTAAACGCAAATTAAGCGTTCTTTTTCCGCTTCAGTTCAAGCAGTTTTTTTACCGGGTTTCCAACTTGGCCACGTTCGCCGCCCTTGGCTTTGCGCTGTTCTTTTACTGTAATGACAATACGGTTCATTGACATAAAGATTTGAATGCCTTCAATCAATGCCACTTGAATAATTACTTCTGCCGCGTCATCAGAAATGTCCAGTTCCATAATGGCTTCTTTTAATTCCTGATATTCTGCCGCGTCCATATCTAGCAACTGTGGAATGATTTCGCGGGCACCGGTGAAAGCATCTGTGCCGGGCCGGAAAAGCTTAGCAGCACTGAAAAAGTCTTCAGGAATGTCAAGGCCGTCGCGTAAGTCTTCATCATAAAACATGACAAGCATTACCAAAAAAACAACCATTTCCCGAACGTCTGTAATAGGAAGATTCTGTTTTTCCATTTCAAAATTGTTGTTTAGTTAATCATTAAATTTTACTTGGTTTATTTGCAGGTTGCAAGATGCCCTTGATTTGTAGCTGCTATTAAAACC